AAACTACGAGGGGGATATCGGAATACTTCCGAATAAGCCCACCATGTTTAACAGCATGAAGAGCAACCTGAAGGTGTTGGAATACGCGGCTCTAAAGATCCCAGTAGTGGTGTCTATGAACGACCCGTATATGGGACTTCCTGTTGATTACTTCAATGGCGAAAACGAGTTCGTGTTTCAGATCAACAGACTAGTTGCAAGTAAGGAGCTTAGAAAAAGAAGAGGGCAGGAGTTGTATGACTTCTGCTTTGAGAATTACAACATGAATACTTGGGCAGATAAAAGGTTAAAGGTTTATGAAGAAATCATTTAATGTGGTAATAGCCACAGCGGGTAGAACTACCCTGCAAAGAATGGTGGACTCTATTGCGCCTCAACTAGAGGAGCAGGACTATTTGACTATTATCTGGGACTGTCAACCTATAGCTTTACAAATCGATAGTAATTGTCAAGTTATAACCTTACACAACCCCGAGCCGCTCGGCTTTTGGGGCCATGGTTCTAGGAACCGCTGGATACCAGAACTGCCCGGTGATTACTTTATGAATGGGGATGATGATGACATATACACCGAAGGGTGTATGGATAAGATCAGATCCGTTGTAAAAGATCACAAGCTGTACATGTTTCAGCTTGAGCATTCTGGTTTTATTATCCCAAAAGAAAAGGTTGTCAAGGTAGGTAACTGCGGTACACCCTGTGGGGTTTATCCAAAGGTTAATCCGATGCCTAAGTGGGAGCATGTGTATGGTGGGGATGGGATGTTTTATGAAAAGCTATCTACCATTCTTGACGTTGAGTTTGTGGGTCACATTATCTACAAGGTCTTCCCAAGAGACAGGGCCGAGGTAATCCCTGATAAGCCCGGCGCCATTTACTGCGACTGCGGGTTTACTTGCTCAATAACATTCAATCAGTTTCTTAAAACATGGGAGGGCTACTGTAATAGATGCAGCAAGGTAATAAGATAATACACTATTTCCTAGATGGTAAACTGGACTTCGACTACCGTGACAGCTGGGCTAAGCATGCCCCTGACTGGGAGCTAAAACACTGGAGCTGTTCAAACATGCCTGTAGATATCTACCCAGAACTACAGGATTTGATAAACAGCAAAAGGTATTCTAACCTTTCAGACTTCACTAGATGGTGGGCGGTTTACGAACACGGTGGTGTATACCTAGACTTTGACGTCGAGCTTATCGCGCCAATTGACAGTCTACTAGATCTTGAATCATTTGTTTCTATAGAAGGTCGTCCTGTACACCCTAATGGTGCTGTTTCCGGCGGTCACAAAGGGAACCCGTACCACCTTGAAATACTAGGTAAATATTGGGATGTTATTCTAGGAAGAAAGGTTTACCCAGCTGCTATTGAGGTTGCTTGTAGTCCTTGGATGCTTAAGGATTATGTTGAAAGCAAGAAGGGTTCTGCCCTTGATGACTCAGATCTATACGAAGTAAAAAAGTATGGCGGACTTACCACCTTACCAAAGGAGTACTTCTACCCATACAATTGGAATGAACAATACAGCCCATCTGTTATCACAGATAAAACGATGGGTATTCACTGGTGGAAACATAGTTGGAAATGATATCAGAAAAAGACTTTAGTAGGATGGAGTTCAACCCCACGTCAAAGCGTGGTATGCTAACTGCCTATCCTAAACTAAAAACAATCACCGGAGATGCGGATGACAGAATGATCCGCTATGTTCTGTTAATGTATGACATGAACTCTCCGCTTCGCGAGTACTACCCAGAGTTAGAGAAAAGAAAGCAGTTCGCTGCGAGCACAGCTGGTTACGATCTAGACAAAGACGATGTGACTGGTCTATTTGATTTTAAGATCAAAGTAGAAGAAGAAGAGGTTGTATATGAGGAGCTGCTGAATCTAATTGTAAAATATTTGAAATACCAGAACAACTACGTCTGGTCTATGATAGTTGGTAACGAGCAAGCCTTCTATGAGTTTAACAAAAGAGTGATGATCCCTGTAGATGGAACACGAGACAAAGATATTCTACAGGCGGTCGATATCAAGAACAAGCTCATGGATGCACAGGATAATATCGTGCAGCGTTTGCAGCGCTACCTGCGAGAGTTGACTGGCGAGGATGATAAACTAGAAGAATCAATAACAAAAAGAAAAAGGCTAAGACCTGAAAATATAAATGTACGCGCTAATATCTGACGGATCTGTTGAGGACATTCACGGACTCAAGTGTCACCTGCCTCCGGTCGGTTATGTATTAAACGTACAGACCGGGGAGCTGGAGAAGAGGGGCGTGTACGCTAATTCACCAAAGAAGTCTGATCAGTGTTGGGAATACGTAAAGCCACCTACAGACTACAACAAACTACGAGAGAAAGAGATTCAGCGACAGCTGGAAGATAAAGAGTTCTTTGATCCAAAGCTTGAGATGTTCAGGCAGCAGGAATGGGATAGGAGATTAAACGGATTCTGGTTTTATAACAATGGTGCACCCACTTATATAACCGGACTTCACTACTTCTATCTCAACTACTGGACGCTCGATACGGGACTACCTAAGTACAGGGACACAGACAGAAAGTACTTCTACTTTTTGCAGTACTGTATAGAGGACCCGGAGTGTTTTGGGATGGTAGAGATTACCAAGCGCCGCCAAGGTAAGACATTCCGTGGTGGTGTGTTTTTGTACGAGTACACGTCTAGGACTAGAAATACTAGATCTGGTATTCAATCGAAGACAGGTAATGACGCCAAGGAGGTATTCCGTAAGGCGGTGGTGCAGCCATTTAAAAAGCTGCCACACTTCTTCCAACCCGTCTACGACCAGAGTAAGGGTTTGACTCCAACATCGGAGTTGCGCTTTTACAATACGGTAGTAAAGGGGCGGAAGGCTAGCCAGATCCTCGATGAGGAAGAGCTGGAAAGTATGATCGACTGGAAGCCATCAGAGGCCATCTCTTATGACGGACAGAAGATCCACCGGATGCTGCACGATGAGGTGGGAAAGACGATGGAAGTGAATGTCTGGAACCGTTTCCTAGTAACTAGGTACTGTAATCTGGACGACGAGGGGCGCATCATCGGTAAGCACCTGTTGACCACTACGGTGGAAGATATGGAGCAGGGAGGGGCTGAGTTTCAGATGATCTGGAAAAGCTCTGACCACAACAACAAACAAGGGAAGAGAACCGCCTCTGGACTGTATAGATACTTCTGTCCTGCTGACGAGACGAGGTATTACGACAGGTACGGATACGCTGATAAGGATAAGGCTTTGAATGAGATCCTCGAAGAGAGGAGGCTCCTTGCAGGTGACGCCCGGGCTCTGAGTTCGGTCATCCGCAAAGAACCTTTAAGCTGGGAGGAGGCGTTCAGAATAGACGGAAGCAAGTGCTTGTACAACCCTGAGAAGTTAAACGAAAGGTTGGATAGGTTGAGCTGGAAGGAGAACCTGACTACGCGAGGAAACTTTGTATGGCAGGGAGGTGTGCAGGATTCGAGGGTAGAGTTTGAGCCGGCCAGTAATGGCAGGTGGCAGGTAGTGAAGCTCTTTGATAAAGATGAGGATAGTAACAAGGTCGCCAAGAGAGGTGACTCGTACTATCCAAACAACACGCTGCAGTTCGTGATGGGTGTCGACCCAGTGGACCACTCCGCCACAGAAGATGGTAGGAGGTCTAATGGTGCCGGCATCGTTCTTCAGAAGTATAACGCAGCTCGGGGGGATGATATGTACAACTACTCATTTGTAGCTAGGTACCTCTACAGACCAGAGAGCGTGCAGATCTTCTACGAAGACATGATCAAGATGGCGGTGTACTACGGATGTAGTGTGCTGTTCGAGAACAACAAAATCGGACTGATGCACTACTTCAACGACAGGGGTTACGGTAGCTTCCTAATGTGGCTTCCTGAAAGGAACCAGCCCGGGATAGCGGCCAGCCCTAAGACACACCAGCAGATCGCCGAGCTGACAGAGGACTATATCAACAATCATATTGAGCGAGTTTATTTCAAAGATCTCGTCCAAGACTGGTTGGAGTTTGATATGTCCAAGACAACAAGATTTGACATTGCCATGGCAGCTGGTTATGCGCTGATTGCTGATCAGGCCAAGGTATTAAAAAAAGATACAAGTCAGGTGCGAGATGTATCTGATTACTTTAAACCCAATAAAATATGGACAAACTGGACGCGGTAGACTTTCCAAGTCACCTTATCGATCCGAGGGAGAAAAACAGAGACTGGATTCTCCAATATTGTAAAGCGGCATGGAGTTCTTTCGAGAACGACAACCCCCGTGAAATCTTCTATCATGCCAGATACAGGTATGAGGTTATCAAAGCTTACGCTATGGGTAACCAAAGCATCAACAAGTATAGACCACTGATGCAGGTCGATGAAGCCGCCAACGAGGACTGGCTGAATATCGACTGGTCTGTAATCCCTATTGTTCCGAAGTTTAGGCGCGTAGCCCTCGGTAAGTTAAACAAGGTGGACTATAATATTGTAGCCACACCTATTGACTCACTGGCGGCAGAGGAGACTATGGAGTACTTCTCTGATTTGCGTTCTAAGATTATGCTTCGTGAGGCGGCGGCTATGGTAGACCCCGAGCTGCTCAACTCTCCAGAGCTGCAGATCCAACCCGGTGAGGCAGCTGATATGGATGAGCTGGAGATGCAGATGAACTACACGTTCAAGCACCAGATGGCTATCGAGGCTGAGCAAGGTATCAAGCTGGTCCTTGAGCAGAACAAGATCGAGCAGATGCGTGAGAAGATCAAGGAGGACCTGTTCGACTACGGCGTTGCTGGTTATAAAGAATATATCGACAGTAACGGTGCCGTAAAGGTTCGTACTGTAAATCCAAGAAACATCCTGATCAATCAATGTAAGAAGAAAGACTTCTCTGATGCAGCCTATATCGGCGAGATCATCGAGATGACTATTTCTGATTTGAAGCAGGCAGCCGGTAATCAGTTTAGTGAGGCCGAGTATGAGTCAATTGCTAAACAATATATTGGCTGGTTAGGTAATCCCAAGGAGTGGCCATCGTCTCTGTCTGTTTATAATAAGGGTTACGATAAGTTTAGAATCCGCCTGTTGGATCTAGAGTTCTTCTCCGTCAATGAGATGGTGTATGAGCAGCGGGTCGACAGACGTGGTAATAAAGTATTTGCCCGTGCAAAGTACGAAGACAAGAATAAGAGAAAAGACAAATACGACCGCGTTGCATTTAAGGTAGTATATAAGGGCAAGTGGATTATCGGTACCAACTACATCTTTGACTATGGCTTGTGCACAGACATGAAGCGTGCTAAGTCATCTCTCATGGACACTGAGCTGAGCTATCACTTGATCGCTCCTGAGTTCTATGATATGAAGGCTTATGGTATGATGGAGCAAATTATCCCCATCGCCGATGCTATCCAGATTGCATGGTATCGTTTACAGAACGCCATCAACCAGTCTAAGCCTAAGGGTATTATGATTGAGATGGGTGCTCTCGAAGATATCCCACTTGGTAAGGGCGGTAAGATGCTAAGCCCAATGAAGGTTATCGACCTGTTTAATAAGACCGGTACGCTGGTGTATCGTAAAAGCGATGCGCAGGGTAGGATGACCAATTACAAACCTATCGAAGAGTTAGAGAACGGATTAGGAAGAGACGTGATGAGCTACTGGCAGTTGATCCAAAATCATATCCAGACCATCCGTGATATCACCGGTATGAACGAGTTTACCGATGGTTCTACACCAGATCCACGCGCTCTTACTACGGTGGCTAAGTTGGCCTACGAGGGCACCAATAACGCACTTACACATATTGTGCATGGCGATAAGTTCTTGTTGGAGTCTTTGTCTAACGCTGTCATCTTGAGACTTCAAGACGTAGCTAAGTCAGGGAACGTGCAAGGATATGTCCGCGCCTTGGGATCTAACACCATGAAGTTTATTAAGGTGTCACCACATCTTGGGCTTTATGAGTTTGGAATCTTCTTGGAAGATAAGCCAACTGACGACCAAAGAGCTATGCTACAACAGCAAGTGATGGCTGGTCAGGCAAATGGTTTATTGGATATCGAGGATGCTATCATCATTCAGAATACAGACAATTTAAAAGTAGCCCAGCAGCTTCTTGCCTTTAAGATCAAGAGACGTAAGCAAGAGGAAGAGGACAAGGCTATGCGTGCACAGCAGATGAACGCTCAGGTACAGCAGCAGTCGGCCATCGTATCAGAACAGGCCAAGCAGCAGACTATTCAAGTTGAGGGGCAGGTTAAGTCACAGCTCATTCAGGTTGAAAAAGAGTTCGATGCCAAGTTGCTGGAGATTAAATACCAGTATGAATTGCAACTCGAGCAGCTTCGTCAGGGCGGTAAGATCGAAACCAAGAAAGAGGAGAACAAGGGTAAGAAGAGTGTTACCAAGATCAGAATGGGTCAACCTGATGATACTGTTGAGGAGGTCCCAATGATCCCCATCGAAGCTATACGTGAAGAGCCGCCTGTAGAAAACGAGGAGATGGTAGAGCAAGAGGAGAATGAAGTAGAGGAGCAAGAGCAGGAGAATGAAATGGAAGAAGTAGAAATGGAGGAAGGCGAGGAGATGGAGCAAGAGAATGAGGAGAACGCTGGAATGTAATATTTCACCCCCTGATTTCTATTGCCATATCAACATATGTTAAAAACTTTGCAAACCCAAAAAACCAAATATGAGTGAAGACTTAAACTTCAGTAACATTAAAATGAGTGATGTTACTGTTGGCGGTAAACCTCTAGTAGAGGAAACGCCAGCGGCCGAATCAGGTACTGAAACTCCGACAAATGCGGAACCAGCGCCAGAGGTAGCCAAACAAGAGCCAGCTGTAGAGAACGCTCCAGAGCCAGTATCTGAGCCAGCTCAAACCCCAGAACCTGTTTCCCAAGAGGAGCCAGCTCGGGGGTATGAATGGAAAGACGACTTTATAAAAGGAGTTGTCGAGTTCTATGAAAAGACAGGTGACATTACACCATACCTGCAAGCCAAGCTTGTAGACTTCAACGGAATGAGCGACACGGAGGTTATGAGACGTAGTCTTCGTGAGCAGTATCCGGACGTTTCTGATAAAGCCTTTGATAGGTTATATCAGCAACAAGTAGTCGAAAAGTACAAACTGGATGCGGATCAGTGGGGCGAAGATGATGCAGAGTTGGGCAAAGAGTTGCTCAAGTCTGAAGCTACCAAGCTCCGCCAGAAGTATCTAGACTGGCAAAAAGGTTTCATGGCTCCCGAACCGGTCGTGAGTCAAGAGGCCGCACAGGAAGAGGCGCAACTACAAGAAACGCTTCGACAGTTTGAAAGTGATGTGAAGAGTAACAAACTCACAAACCAGATCTTAGGTGACAAGAGAATTGCCATCAAGATTGGAGATAGTGAGTTTAACTACGAGCTTCCCGATCCAAACTCTATGGTGGACATGACGCTTGACAATAACAAGTTCTTTCAACAATTCGGGTCCGGTGACGGCCAGTTGGACTATAGTAAATGGTATAAGACCGTTGCCTATAGTCAAAACCCAGAGCAATTTGAAAAGGCTCTGATTAACTACGGCAAGACACTCGGGCGCGAAGAAGTAACGAAGGAGATCAAAAACCCTTCTAGCAATGCAGTTGGAGATGTTCCAACAGAGGACAGCGGTGACTTTGTTACCGGGCTTTTGAATGCGTTTGCTAACAGAGGGGTAAACAAATAAATTTTAAACCCACTAAATTAATCCGACTATGCCCGGAGCTATTGGAAACATAACTAAAAGTTACGTTTCGTCTATCAACTTTATGGATCAGAGGGAAATCCTCAACAAGATCCTCGACATCACAAACGAAGAGTCTTCTTTCTTGGATGTCATGGAACTCACTGGCCGTTCTAACCCCACTGCAGTTCCCCAGTACCATCACTTTGTAAACGAAGAGCTGTATGTTCTCGCTACTGTTAGCGCTGTAACTGGTTCTGGCGTTTCTGCTACAACTGGTACTACTTTGACCGCCACCATCGATGCAGCTGCTGCTGCCTATGTAAACGTAGGTGAGTTGGTTCTTTTCCCTAACGGACGCGTAGGTTACGTGTCTTCTAAGAACAGTACTAACATTGTTATCAAGTCTGTAGATGCTACAACCTTGACGCTTGTTGCTACTGACAAGATCAGCTTCTTCTCTAACGCCGCTGGTGAAGGTTCACTTTCTCCTGATGCTAAGCGTTGGGGTGCTGAGAAGTACTACAACCAAGTGCAGATCTTCAAGGGTCAGTTCAAAATCACTGACATCCAGAAGGCTTCAAAGGTTGAAGTTGACTTCCAAGGTAAGCCCTTCTTCATGTACAAAGGTCAGCACGAGAGCTTGATGAAGTTCCGTGGTGATATCAGCGCCGCCCTGATGTTCGGTCGTATGAGCAGCACTCAGTTCTCTGATGCTTCTCCTGTTCTGACTGATGCTGAAGGTAAGCCTGTTCAAACTACTGCTGGTCTTGATCAGTATGTTACCACTTACGGTATCGATCAGTCTTTGTTGACTGCTGGTACTGTAACTCTGGCTGACATTCAGACTCTGACTCAGACTTTGAACAAAGCTCGTGCCGCTTCTGAGTACTTCCTGTTCGTTGGTACAACCATGAACATCGCGTTGGACAACTTGTTCAACAACTTGGGTAACAGCGCCCTGCTGTCTCAAGGTGCTCGCTTCCAGATCACCAGCAAGCTGGATCTCGGAATCGACAGCGTGAAGATCTACGGTCGTACTTTCCATAAGAAGTATCTGCCTTTGCTCGATCACAAGAACATCGTGAACTTCACCGGTGGTCCAAACTTCAAGGACAGCGCCTATGGTGCTCCTGCCACGAAGATCAAGACCAACGACGGTCAGATGCTCGATCGTATCGGAGTACGCTACATGGCTGGCGACGGAACCGACCTGAAGTATCGTGAGATCCTTCTCGGTGGTCTGGCTCCTGTTCCAACCAACGAGCGTTCTGAACTCGCTATTCACTACGAAAGCGTTCAGGGCCTCGAGGTACTCGGTGCCAACACGTTTTTTAAACTCAAATAATTGAGTATCAACAAGATAGTGGGGATGAAATACTCCCCACTATTCTTACAACCAAACAGAGTCAGATGTATTGCGTATACACGCACACGAGGAAAGACACCAACAAGATCTTTTACATAGGGGTAGGGAATATTAGAAGACCTTATTCTAAAGTTAATAGAAACAAGCACTGGTACCATATTGCTAATAAGCATGAGTATACTGTGAATATAACACACAGGGATCTAATATGGGAAGAGGCTTGTGCTATTGAGAGATATCTAATAGCTTTTTATGGCCGACTAGATTTGAAGCAAGGGAATCTTGTTAATATGACGGATGGTGGAGATGGTGCTGTTGGATTGAAGCATAGTGATGATACAAAAAGGAGTTTTAGCGAAATTAAGAGAAAGCTATACTCCGATAAGACTAAACATCCTTTATATGGAAGGCGTGGGGAAAACAGTCCAAACTATGGAAAGAAGAAGAGTAAGGAAACTATTGAAAAGATTAGATCAAAACAGTCTGGGGTAAATTGTAGGCTATTTGGTAAAACAGGAGCTGAATGTATTAACTCTAAGCCAGTTATTGATAATTTCACTGGGGTTGTTTATCCTTCAATAAAAGAAGCTGCTAATTCGATTGGGATTTGCTATTCTAATTTAAGGAAGATGCTTTGTGGCACTAAGATAAATAGCTCAGGAATCACATATTTGAATAACCAAAAACAAACATCAAATGCGCAAGACGAACCTTTACAACGGGGTATCAGAATCCCTCGTTAAAAAAACAATGTTGAAGCCCGGAGAGCAAGTAGTTTACCGGCTTTACAACATGCAGAAGAATCCGATGAACCCAGAGAAAATCGCGATCCCTTCGGCAAAGAATGTACCACCGGTTGACACAATCTGGGATGAAGAGAAGAGTGAGTACGTTGACATCGCCTGTATCAAATCAGTAGATGCTCAAGGTAACCACAATTTCCAAGAGATCTTTTTCTACGGCAACATGGCCGGCCATTTAATCCTGCAAGGCGGTAGAGCCTTTGATCAGGAGATCCACACCTATCTGACTCTTTGTGACTACAACGCGTCCAAGCCAAACAGGGACACGACGAAGGAAATCATATTCGAGCGTGTAGACGAAGAGGTTAAGGCAGAGAAGGAAAGCCGCACCCGCAACATCCGCAGGGAGGCGTTAAATGCCGCAGCTGATCTGACGCCAGAAGAGGTGAAGGACTACGCCGCTGCCTTGGGTAAAGACGATAGCAAGCCTGTGAAGGTTCTTCGTAACGAGCTCGAGGAAATGGCTGATAGTCAACCAGAAGACTTTATGAGCCTGATTAATAACAAGCAGGCGGTAATGAAGGCTACTATCAACAGGGCGCTTAAGAAGAATGCCCTCGTTTTCAATGAGGAGCAGTCACGGTTCGAATGGCCCAATAAGGAGGCGATCCTTACTGTTGCCAGAACCACTGGAAGCGACGCTATTGAGGAGCTGATCAGTTTCTGTATCAGTTCTGCCAAGGGCGAGAAGGTCTTCCAAACTATTCAGAGTAAGGCCAAAAAGTGATAGCCTTAGTTCACAACTGAACTGAGGTTCATCTCGTGTTTGGTTGTTTGGTAAGTCCCGGGGGTTTCTACCTTCGGGATTTTTTTATGGGGTGTTTTTCAGGGTATTGACCTATGAGTATTGGAAATTTGCATCCAAATGCCCACAATTCCCAATACATCGTTCAATGTCAAGTTTGATCTTGACGGAACCCCAACGCTGGTCTTAACAGACACCACCACAGCTCCGCCTGCCGGTCTCGTGGGTATCTTCGAGATCATCCAGCCTGATGGTTATGTAAGGACTGGAGATATTAATTCGCCAGACATTCCGTCTGCAGGCTCTAGCTTTTCGTTCGTCCTGACACTAGACGCCTCCGGGCAGGTGCAGAGGGGTTCTTATTCGATTAAGTATACGGCAGCGGCTCCGTCCTATTTGTCAACAGACTTTACTAGGACCTTCCAGTTTCAGTACGCGCCTGTGTCTTTGGTGATGACCGAGCAGTTTGATGTCTTTACTCCTAAGTTAGAGTATATCGACTCAACTGCATATCAGGTTTCAAACTATAACAACACGGCGGTTACCAGAGCTTGGACGGCGGTATCTACTCCAACAGGAACTATTACAGGTAGCACAGCTACGTTTGATGTAAAGTATACTAATCAGTATTGGGACGCTAACTATACAATCACGCTTACCTCTAGTCTTGTCTATACCCACCAGACCTATGCTTGGTTGACCGTGGAGGAGACGATTACAAAGACGGTAAGTACATATGCTGAAACTCCAGCCACCATCAGTCAGATTACCAGTCTGATTGTTTTGTTGAAAAACACATTAGAGAGTCAGGTAGATACTGTGAGTGAGTTCGCTCAAACAAGAGAGGACTTTACATATGCTCAGTCATTATTCGAACACATTATTTACAGGATTAGGCTTAATAACACTACAGGCATATATCGTGATTTAAAAGATCTGATTGCTGTATTGCGTAACTACCAGATCCCAACCTATGTTCCACTGAACGCCCCGATCGGCCCTTATGATTTAACGCCGCTATATCCGGGTGCTGCATGGGGAAATATTACTGGGACAATCACAAATCAGACTGATCTTATAAACTACATAGCTAGTCAGATCAATGCTGGTAAGTATGTGGTAAACGTAGGGAACAACAGCGCTACGAGTTTTACCGTAACACACAGCCTTAATACTCTTGACGTAGATGTTGAGTTGTTTGAAAATGCTACAGGAGAGACTGTGCTTGCAGACGTATCTAGAACTGGCGTGAATACTATATCAGTTTCTTTTGCTACTGCCCCAACAACAAATCAATACAGGGTTATTGTAAATAAATAATATGAAATTCTTATCCAATATATTAGTTAAAGCAGGTTTAATCGTAGACGGTTCAACCACTTTAAATACAATTGCTAATGCCACCACCGATACAGATAAGTTCTTGGTTAGTGATGCTGGCGTGGTAAAATACCGTACCGGATCAGAAGTTCTTTCTGATATTGGCGCTCAAGGTTCTTTAACTTTAACCACTACTGGTAGTTCCGGTGCTGCCACATTGGTTGGAAATACTCTTAATATTCCGCAATACGCAGGCACCGTTACTTCTGTAGCGATGACTGTGCCAACAGGTTTGCAGGTCGGGGGAAGCCCAATTATATCATCTGGCACATTGGCGCTTACATTTCAATCAGGATACAGTATACCGACAAACGTAAAACAAGGCAATTGGGATGACGCCTATACGTGGGTGTCAAACTTCCCAACACAGACGGGGAATAACGGGAAATATTTAACTACAGACGGGAATACTCTTTCTTGGGGTACAATTAACATATCTGGTTATGTGCCTACCAGCCGATCACTGACTATCAACGGCACTGCCTACGACCTATCGTTAGATCGCTCTTGGTCTGTTGGTACAATAACTTCAATAACAGGTGGTACTGGATTAACCGGTGGGACCATTACTTCGTCAGGCACTTTGGCATTTGATACGACTTGGGGTGATGCGAGATATCAACAGTTATTAACAAACCCAGTTACAGGCTCAGGCACAGCAGGTCAAGTAGCCTATTTTAATGGCACTAACTCTATCACATCTTCCCCTACATTCGCCTTTACACCTACCTCACAACTATTAGTAAATAACTCTGTTACTGCTGCAAGTGCTATTGCGAGGGGAATAAATGCCACTCCATCTTTAACTGCCGCTGCTAATAACGATGTCCTTGTTGGGTTGGATATTGCACCTACTTTTACCAATGGGGCATTTACAGGAGTACAGAATTGGGGTATTCGTTCACAGGGAAGCATTTATGTACCTTCAAATATTAACGGTAGCGGTTTTGGAATTACAATACAAAATACCAATAGTGGCTCAAGTGCTTTGTCAGGTATGGGATTCCAAAATGACCAATCTCAAGGAACATCAATATTACAATATTCATCAACAAGAAACAATGTTGATAATAATAATCAATACAACTGCGGACCTGCTACAATATTTGATTATCAAGGAGCTGGTTCGTTAGTATTTTCTTCATCTTTATCATCGGGTTCGAATAGAGGTATTAGATTTTTTACGGGTGCAAGTTCTTTGACTGCAACTGAAAAAGTTAGAATATTTGCAAATGGTAATGTTACAATTCAAAATGGCGGCACACATACCGATGCAGGCTTCCGTTTAGATGTGAACGGAACAGCAAGAGCCACTACAAGCGTAAACGCTGGTACAACAGTTTTAGCAGGATTTGGACAAGCGACAAGAAGTGAAGATGGTGTTACAAATAATAACTATTTTTCAACTGGTCAAGATATAATCTTTTCATCGAATAGGTTTAGAAGTAATTTTTTAAGTCCTTCAAATAGGTTAGTTTTATCAACTCAAAATATAGCCAATAGAACAGTGGCTTTATTATTTGGTATTGACGCTACACAATTAGACGCTGGAATTACTTTAGATAACAATACTAGAACTGTTTCTTTAATAAATAGTACAGGAAACTCAAATAGCTCAACTTATACACCTAGGCTAAATGTCTTTACAAGTGGCAACGTAGCTATAAACAGTTTAACAGACGCCGGTTTTCGTTTGGATATAAACGGCACAGCTAGAGTGCAGGGGAATACGACAATACAAACAACAAATCCTTTAATTAGATTAGTTAATAATACTGCTACAAATGATGACCCTATATTATATTATCAAGGGGGTTTATTAAGGCTTGTCGATTTTAGTAGTGCGAATAAAGGTTTATTTATCAATACTGCGGTAGGTAATGCTTCTTTGAGTATGAGTGGAAGTGCTAACGAAGCAACTACAATGTTCAGGGTTCACGGAAGTATAACCGCTGCCTCTGCTATTGCAAGAGGAGTAAACTTAACAACCACTTTAGTAGCAGCAGCCAATAACGATGTATTAGTAGGACTTGATATTAACCCTATCTTTACCAATGGGGCATTTACTGGTGTAACTAATTTGGGATTGAGAGTTACAGGAAATTCAATTTTTTCAAGAAATCTAAATAGTAATACGTTTATAACTATAAGTAATACAACTGCAGGAAATTTAAGCCAAGCAACTTTAGGTCTTGTTAGTGATGCTTCAGCCGGTTCAGCAACATTTCGTAAAAATAGTTCAACAACAGGAGTATACAAAATTTTAACTGTAAGTTCTGCTCAAATTTACAATGAAACAGCGGGAGATATTGCAATCCTTAATGATGTTGCAACTGGTACAATTAAAATGGCTGCAGGGGCGAGTTCTACTTCTCAAATGCAAATTTTTGCAAATGGCAATGTAGGCATCAATCAAAATACCGATGCAGGCTTCCGTTTAGATGTGAACGGTACAGCAAGGGTACAGGGTACAACTACTATTTCCGGAGATAATAATCTTATTTTTCAACGAGCAACAGATGGCAATTCATTATTAGGTGTTGAACTTAGAAATTCAGGTGGTAATGAAAGAGGAGCATTTAAAATAAATATGTCCACTGGAGAAGTTAGAATAGGAGCTACTAATGGTGGTGGTTTCTTCCCTACATTTTTTACTAATGGTGTAGAGGGTGGTAGATTTACTGGAGCTGGAACTTTCCAAACATCCGCATCCGTAACCGCTGCCTCAGCTATTGCCAGAGGGGTAAACTTTACCAACACTTTAGTAGCAGCAGCCAATAACGATTTTTTAGTAGGACTTGATATAAACCCTACTTTTACCAATGGTGCTTTTACAGGGGTAAATAATGTGGGTTTAAGAGTGAACTTCCCAAATTCTGGTGCAAATAATGTAGCAACTTTTAGAACAGGCACAAACAATAATGCTAATCTAACTTCAATACAATTAGTAAACTCAGCATCAGGTTTAAGTTCAATTGTTAATTTAGTTTCTGGTAACGTGGATAATGGAAATCCATATTTTGCTATTCAGAATAGAAATAATGCTGGAACAGTAAATGAAAACTTTAGAATTTTTCAATCAGGCAACGTAGTAATTCAAAACGGTGGCACATTCACAGACGCAGGCTTTAGATTAGATGTAAATGGTACTGCAAGGGTGCAGGGGACTGCAACATTTTTAGATGGGTTAAGAATTAATGGCGGATTTACTTCATTTAATGCATCTACTATATTTGGTTCACCAGCTCAATCAGGAAATACATTTAACTTTAATACACAATATGCAGGTGCAGCTACAGGTGCAACAAATTATTTTAATTTTACGGGAACATTAGCATCACAAACGGGTGGCTTATTTGTGTTCTTTAATATGGCGCAAACATTGAGCAATGCAAATAGTGCGCAAACATATAGAGGTTTTTATTATAACCCAACTGTAACAGGTTTAGTTGCAAATACATCGCATATCGCTTTTGAAAATACATCGGGTAATGTTCTATTAGGAACAACAAGTGGTAACGTAGCCATAGGTACATCTACCTTAGGTACTGCTACTGAACTAACTTTAGGTGGTAGTCAAACCGCATCATCTTCCATAGCAAGAGGTCAGTTATTAAATACAACCTTAGTAGCAGCCGCCAATAACGATGTCTTAGTAGGATTAGATATTAACCCTACGTTTACGAATGGGGCATTCACGGGGGTAACGAATTTGGCAATTAGAACATTAAGCGGAAGGTTGAGTTTTACGGGAGCTGCTGGAGGTGGTACTTTGAATTTATTTACTACTAATAGCACCTTTTTAAGTAATGCAAGTAACGGTGTTTTGACATTTAATCGAAATTCAAGTTCAGGATGGCAAGGAATTGAGCATCAGGTTTCTGGTGCTTTAATGGCTTATGACGCAATTACTACCAGTGGAGAATTTAGAAGATTTGCAAATAGTGGTGGTTATTTTCAAACATTCTATTCTAATGGTGTTGAAGCAATAAGGTTGAGTACTTCTCAAAATCTACTTATTGGCACCACAACAGACGCAGGCTTTAGATTAGATGTAAATGGTACTGCAAGAGTGCAAAGTTTCACAACAATAAATGCTGCACCTGCAGTAAATGCCGATGCTGCTTTAGCAGTTAATGCTACTACGAATAATAGCACAGGTGGTCAAATGAATGGCATAAATAGCACTGCAACTGTTGTCACAAATACAGGTAATTTTTCAGGTATCAATTCAACTATAAATAATTCATCTACTGCCGTTTCAATGCTTGGTTTTAACGCTGCAGTAAATATTAGCGCAAACACAACAACACAAGCGAGAGGGTTTGCAGTAGGTGGAGCAGTAACAGGTTCAGGAGCCGTTACTACTTATGTAGGCTACGATTACGTTGATGTATTCAAATCAGGTAGCGGAGCAGTAACAAGGCAAAATGCTATAAGAATTGCTAATTTAACGGCAGGCAGTACTGCAAATATTGGCATACTATTTAACAATTCAGCAGGTACAGCAGTTAATGGAACTTGGGATATTTACTCTCAATCTGGTAATGCATCTTATTTAGCAGGTAACTTAATGATAGGCACTACTACTGCTGGGGGAAGATTTACCATACAACCAACAAATGACCAAGTGGGAATGGCGATAAGCGGGTCTTCCCTCACAGGCTCAAATGCTCAAAGTTTAGTATCTCTCTCTCAAACTTGGAACACCACAGGCAATCCTACTGCTATAAAATTAGATGTAACAAATACTGCTTCGGGTGCAAATTCTTACTTATTAGACCTACAAGTAGGCGGCATCCCACAGTTTACTGTATTTAAGGGTGGGGAAATTAAAACATCAAGTCCTGCTGGTGGTGTAGCACAAACTTGGAAACTCGGCTCAGTACAAGCGGTTACCCCTACATCACCGAACAGAACTATTGAAGTAGAAGTAAACGGAACAACATATTATCTTCACGCAAAAACAACAAACGATTAATAATGAAAAAAATCAGTCCTCTTTCGATTTGGGTAAATGGCGAAACAAAGTCAGCCGAGTACCTTAACGCAGTGTGTATCAACCTTCAATTGGGTTCATCGGCTACCTTTTGCTATCAGCTCTTTACAGGTGTAGAAGTTGATGGTGTAATGCAACCCGGGGAGAATCTAACCTCTGGAAACCTGACAATGGACGGCGAAGCCTACCAGTCTTGGACTACAGACGACGTGGCTTGGGATTGGATCGCAGCTCAGCTGAACCTGCAGATCATCGAAGCCTAACGGGTGTGGGAAATTTAGGGGGTAAAACTATCTGAAATAGATAGTTATCCCCTTAACTTTGTCCAAAATATATATCTATGTTAGATTTTAACCAAGCAATGAAGGGACTTGACGGCAAAGAAGTTCAGGACATGGACGGAAATTCCATTACCCTAGGTAAGCTTTTAGCCAGCCAATTGGCCTCTTCAAACAAAGGAGATGCACTCAAAATGTTTACATGGGCCCAGAAGGTCTACAATGGGGAAACCCTTGACCTAGACCCCAGTGATGAGGGTACGTTGAAGGACTTCATTAAGTCCAACGACAGCCTGACCGTACTGGCTAAGGCCCAGCTTTTAAGTGTATTCAAGTAATTAGTCATGGCGAACAGTTTGGAAAAGGTGAGGAGTTGGATCGGGCCGATGGTTATCTCTGGATTTAGCATGGTCCTATGGAGCCTGCTGCAAGAGATTCGGTCAGATGTCAAAACACTCCTTCAGGCGGAAGCGGCTACCAATATCAGGATTGAGAATCTGGATAGAAGGATGTCCGAGGCTGAAAGAGCAATCACCCAGAACAGGCTGTTCGCCATTAAACCAGAAGAAGTTGAAATACCTAAGCCTCGCAAACGTAACTAAGGGATGGAGGACATCCATCATTGGGGCGGTAATGATTATCGCCGCCATTGCCAGTGTGTTTGTGAAGGAAGCAACTTGGGTTGATGCTACAGTGGCTATCTCTATTGGCATCGGGCTGCTGTTTGCTCCTGATGATGCCATTAAGAAGGCCAATCAATGAAGTACTTGATAATCATACTGTTACTGGTTTCTTGTAACCCCGTTAAGCGGGTGTTGAAGGACCCAGTCAAGTTGGATCAGGTAGCTCAGGAGGTTGTCAGGATGGGGTATTGCGTAAACGATACCACCGTTATAACCGAGGTTAAGGACACGGTAATCTACCGCGACTCAATTGTCGAGAAGGTGGAGCAAATACCCTGCAAGGATTTTGATACTACTATTGGACGGGCCCGGATCTGGGTCAGATCGGGGGTGCTAACATACAGCGCCAAGGATTCTGTAGTCTACAGAACCAAGACAATTACAAATACGGTTAGGGACAGGGAGTATGAGAGGGTTCTTCTCAGCGATCTGCGCATGTTAAAAGATACGCTATCTACTGAACGTAGTGAGGCTAAACTCCTCAAGTCTGAGTTTAAGTCTTATAAGATGGATGCAAGAATTGATAGGGCAAAATTGTGGCTAATCATAATAGCTCTGGTGATCTTTGCATTCAGAAAACAAATCACTTCAGTATGGCGCTTTTTCGTGTAAAGGCAGCAAGAGACGGAAAGCATGCTTGGCAGGCGACCGGCACCAACCCAAAGACGGGTCGGGATATCACCCTTAAAGGTGGTGAGGCTAAGCATCGTGGCAAGTGGGGAACTCAAGGTGGGAAGAGCGAGGGGCGCGTAAAGAGCTTCTTTGCACGTCACGCCAAGAACGATAGCCCTGTTGCCTTCATCAATGCCTTGAACTGGAAGCGTGGTTCGCAGATCGGGAAAACAGTGAACATCCCCAATAGTAAGTTCTAATGAATATAAACGACGTACATAAAACAGTTTTGTATTTCCTGAATAAGGAGCAAAATGGTTTCGTCACCCCAGAGGAGATCGACCTTGTTTTGGATAAGGCGCAGATGGTTTTATTTAACCAGTACCACACCAATCCTAAGGCGCCCTTTAACCCAGATGCTAGAAGCTTTGGTGACTCACAGCGTCTTGATGATGCACTCAGTGCCTTTAAGTCTAAGTACACGTTCACCACTAACTTAACACCGTCTGGCGTTATAACACTCCCTAGCGATTACATCCACCTGATATCTCTTTTTACCACTCAGTATAACAACACGCTACAGCGTAATGTTTATTCGGCGGTTAAGGTATTGAATGAGGAGGAGCTGATTGATCGCCTTGAGTCTCAGGTTCTGCCTGTTACTCCAGATGAGCCTATCGCTATCATGAATAGCCAGAACAGGATTCAGCTATTCCCGGAGAGTCCGGCTACTGGTGGTGTTTATTATTTCAAGCGCCCAGCTGTTCCCGTGTTTGGTTACACACAGTCTGGCCGTACCATCACTTATAATGCCGGTACTTCAACGCAGCTTGAGTGGAGAGATACTGATATCATGAATATTATCGTGATTGCCCTATCATACTATGGTTTGAATATGACCAATGCAGATATTGTGCAGTTCGCTAACGTAAAGGAAATACAAGGACAGTAAAATGGCTACCACAAAATATAAAATATCTGAGCAAGTTCAACGCCTACTGATGAGCAATCCATCTATCAGTGGTCGCTTTGAATTAAACGAGATTAAGATCTTGGTGGGTCAGGTAGCCAACCAGATTTTGAAGGCGGATTACTTTGGTGTAAACCTTCCTGAAGGAGACACCATCCCACAGAACTGTATGGTCTACACCTACGATAATGTGGCGGTAACTACTTATAAGACTAGCCTCAGTAGGGCTACGCTTCCTTCTATACCTATCAGCCTCCCTAGAAATATGGGTGTGCTGCACGTATCTAAGACGAATGCTATCGATGAGCCTTTCATCCCCATCCCTACTTCTATGTATGGGATCGTAAAGCCGCAGGACCTTCTTGGTGATCTGTCTGGCTTGATCTCTTACGAGGTGGTGGGCAAGGATATCATCTTTAACACTAACCTTCCGGGCCAGAGTGTGAACTCGGTTTACATCCGGCTCGTGGGCGTAGATATCAATGCTGTAACAGACTATGAGATCCTGCCATTGACTGCCGATATGGAGGCGCAGGTGATTACTCAAGTATTCAACATATTAGTTCAAACACCTAAGGATACTAAACCCTTTGACGAAAGAGAATAACAATGCAAGTAACAACACTCGATAAGATTGTAAGAGGGGCGCTGGCTGACAGGGGGTATACCATGCATTGGTACCTTCAGTTCCTGACATACGGGGTCAGCTGTCTTCGTGAGTTAAACTTTGACGTTCTTCAAAACATCAAGAGTGTTCGTCTTCCTATTAACTCTTACAAGGCCGCTACGCTTCCTATAGACTATGTGGATTATATACGTGTAGGGAATGAGCTGGGTCAGTATCTATATCCTTGGGGAGAGAAGAGAGACTCCTTTAATCGCTTAAACAAGTTTGATTCACAAGGAAACAAAACCCCCTATGGAGACATCGAAGCAACAAATGGAATACTTCCTAATAACTGGGAAGGATTCTGGTACACTAATTATATTAACGACAAAGGAGAACATCTGGGACGCATATTCAATAACATCCCGGGCTTTAGAGAATCCTTTGTTATCCTCAGAGAACGCAACGAAATACAATTAGACGTAAGCTATACCGGCCAGTTTATTGTGATGGATTATATCACAGATGGCATGACGCTTACTGCTGCAAATAATGTTCACCCCTATGCTATCGAGACGATCAAGGCTTATATCTTCTGGAAGATGAAGGAGCACGGACGTCAGTATAATATGGGTGAGCGCCAGATGGCCAAGGAGGAGTTCTACAATCAGTTGAGAATCCTTAAGGGTCGAATGAATTCAATAGATGTACTCGATATCCGTCGTAGCCTACAGGCTTCTTACGGACCAGTGATAAAGAACTAATATGCCCGTAACTAAGAAAACCTTTGTTGGCGGCGTAAATCAGGATGACGCCGACTTCTTGTTGCAGCCTACCGAATACCTCGGTGCGCTGAACATCCGCTTTGTAACATCTGAAAGTGGGGAGGTCGGGAGAATAACTAACATCGAAGGTAACGTAGAAAAGAACCAGACGATCAACTCGGCTGGTAATACAGTTTCATGGTCTCTTCCTGCTGGCACCAATAGAACAATCGGCGCCTATGAAGATACGGAGAAGCGCAGGCTGATCTGGTTCAATTGGAACTCTACAGGCAAGCACGGTATCTATGCATATAGTGCGGACGCTGATAGGATTTATACAGTCCTTAGGTCTGATGTTTTGGATTTTCAGTCTGATAAGTTTGTTCATAGTGTGGCTATGGTCGATGACCTGCTGTACTGGACGGACAACCACAACGAACCAAGGAGAATAAATGTTGATGCGGCGATCAAGATGAACCACCCCACTTATGTGGCGTCTTCTGCTTTGATACCATTCTCTGTAAGGATTACCACTGCTGGTTCTGGATATGTCAATGGTACTTATAATAACGTACCTCTGACTGGCGGCTCTGGTGTTCAGGCTACTGCTACAATCGTCGTTTCAGGTGGTACTGTCACTTCTGCCGTAATTGTTTATGGTGGTATAAACTACGCCCTCAATGATACGCTCAGTGCTTCTAATACGAACCTCGGTGGATCTGGGTCTGGTTTGGTTTTAACTATCAATCGGATCTTGGATAAGAGCAATATCACCCTGATCCGTAACCAGCCTTGGGCTCCTCTTACGGTAAATAAGTCACAGACTGTAGCGCTGACGAATAACTTTATTTCTGACGATGCGTTTCAGTTCTGCTATCGTTTTGTCTATAGGGATAACGAGGTGAGTACTTTCTCGCCTCTGTCTAAGTTGATTGATTATAATACTGAAGCTGAGAATACCTCTGGGTTTAACACTGTCGATGTCACACTTCCTCTATCTCAGGCCATTGAGCTTGATGTAAAGAAGGTTGAGTTTGCGGTCAAGTATATGACTGGCGGGGCTGTGGTGGTCTTCAAAACAATCGAGGATGTGGCTACGTTCCGTGCTCATAACAACGGGACAGCGATTACGTTTAAGTTTTTTAATGATACTATTGGGGTTTCTGTAGACAATGCTGCTGCAGTAAAGCCTTTTGATTCTGTACCACTGAAGGTCAAGACACTTGATCTGGCTAAGAGTAGGTTGTTTTTGGGTAACGTAACAGATGGTTATGACACCCCACGAACCACCTCCCTTTCCATTGGTAGTGCGATTGCCGATACTACGGCTATTAAGGGACAGTGGCATATTGTTGTTTACAGAGATGGAGGTATTACCTATACTAGGTACATGCTTCTGATTAATAACATTACAGCTCCGGGGTATTACGATACAACTCCAATACCTACAACAACTACACCTCTTCCAACAACTGTTGTGTTCTCTGGTCTTACGTTCGCTGGGGGTGGGCTTTCTACTATTGCTATCTACCTAGGCGTTAATGACACGGACATTCTTCAGCTGGCCTATCAGAATGTTGATGCGACTATTACACCTGCGGGTGGACAGCCAGTTAGTACAACCCTGACCGGACTTTCTATATTCAAGAGTGATTCATTCTACAGAGCTGGTGTTGTATTCTATGATGCTGCTGGAAGAAAGAGTGGTGTGGTTACGGCAGATACACTGCGTGTTAATATCCCAGACAGAGATTATACCGGTACGTCTTTTTACACAGGCGTAAACTGGAGTTTGAATAACATCTCCGCCGTTAGTGAGATCCCTTCTTGGGCCACACATTATTCTGTGGTGAGAACGAAGTGCTTGACAGTATCCTCGTTTCTTCAGATGCGGGCTGATTCTGTTCACTATATGCCTAAGAAAAAAGATGATGGTACATATGACACGTTGAAGCACACATATGCTGCAGATGACTTCGGTCTTGCCATCAATGTGAAGAGCTTGTTTAGCTATGGTCTTGGTTATTCTTTTAACCCCGGTGATATATTAAAACTATATGTCTCTGGCGGTAGCATATACAGACTTAAAATAAAGGATACTTTTTCTAACTATGTCATCACCGACTTGGTGAATCTCGGTAACACATCTTCTACACAGGCGCTATACGAAATCTATACGCCATATGTGCAAAGTACTTCCGAGTTCTTTTACGAGGTTGGGCAAACATATAAGGTTAACTCTCCCGGTACGGCCTCTCGTCAGTATAGTACAATCTCTGGTGTGTTCACCGGAGATGTTACGCTGATCCAAAGAACGCTTAACTCAAATAACTTCTTGGCTGAGGCGATGAGCCCCATTGACAAGTACTGGCAAAACTGGTACACCGATATTGGGCGTGTGAATATTGTGGTTGAGGATGGTCAAACAGACAAGCCTGTTTCTATATACTATTCAAACGTCATTATCCCCGGGACTAGATCTAATGGGTTGAGCACATTCGATGCGCTTGACAATACGCTGGTTCCAGAGGAGCTCGGGGGTATCAGTAGGCTTATCTTAACATCCAAGTCACAGTCAGATGGTACAACACTTCTTTGTATCGGAGAGTCTGAGACGGCTAGTATTTATATTGGCGAGACACAAGTGTTTGACAACACGGGTTCGTCCTTCCTAGCAAAGAGCTCTGGTGTAATCGGGAATATGAATGTCCTTCGTGGGTCATTTGGTACTATAAACCCAGAGAGTGCTTTTGAGTGGGGCGGTGCTGTGGTGTTCTTTGACGCCAACCGTGGTTGCTGGATTCAGTACAACGTGAACGGACTGTTTGCTATTTCGGATAACAAGATGTTCCGCTACTTTAAGAGGGTGGGACAGGATATAATAAATTATTACAAGAACCCCAATGAGTATAACTTGGTTAATCCAAGTCTACCTATGCGGGTATTGGGAGGTGTAGATCCGTTCCATGAGGAGTACATCATGAATGTTCCTAGGATGTTTTTAAATCCTAAGAATGCGGTTCTTACAGACATGGAGATCACAACCCTGTCTGCAAACTTTACAACTGTTGCTCCTAATCTAGTGGCGGCGCCTAGTACTCTATCCGGGTTTACTTATATTTTAAATAACGGCCCATCTACATCTCAGTCGTTTGTGGTTACAGGTACAAACTTGAGCCCCAACGGTACACTGAGTGTGGCCTGTTCTTCTTCGTTTGAGGTTTCTGCTGATAACATCACCTTCTCCTGCTTGGCGACTGCTGCCTATACTGGCACTTCTGCTTCTGCTACATTCTATGTAAGGATGAAGGCTGGTAAGTCTACAGCCTCTTATAGTGAGAGTATCACAGTAACCGGTGGAGGTGGAAGTGTAAACGTATCGCTCAGCGGTTCTGTTACCAATCCTGTTACTCCGTCTATTGTAATCTTCCCAAGCACGGTTGGAGGAATGAACTATGTGGTAGGTAGCGGTCCTTCTGCTTCTGCACTGTTTACAGTTGAGGCGTTTAACTTATCTCCAGCGAGTGGAAACATTACCATACCAGCCTCTACAGACTTTGTGTTTTCTTTAAACAACTCTACGTTCACCTCTAGTTTGACAATTGCTTACACAGGTGGAGGATTGACTGCTACTACGGTTTATGCCAGACTGAAAGCTGGTCTTGCAATTGGGAGCTATTCAGAGTCTTTGAGTGTAACCGGTGGTACTGCCACGGCTAGTCTTACTGTTTCTGGTAATGTAACTAGCGCCACTCCTACAACATATTCTTATACATCTGGCCTTGGTAACAGTGTTTCTCAGGCTTGTAATAATTACATCGGATACCCAGTCACATTATATGCATTAGATGATTCCACTCAGATTGGTGCTGGTACGCAATTATTCTACGATAGTGCAGCCACTACGCCTGTTACTGGATTCACGCACGTCTTTATCAACGGTGCCAACTGGGATCTTGATCCTGTGACCGGGGTGATTATTTCTTACTCTTCAATTCAGTGCTAATGCCTTTCTATTCTACCATAACCATCAATGTAATACCGGACAAGACCTATAAGGTTTCTGCTCCTGCAGGGGTGGATGTGTATTATTCTGGTATTAAGATCTTTGGTGCTGGCGCAAATACTGTGTTTATCGCCAATGAGACCACTAGTTTTGTGGTGGAGTCTGTCTCTGCCACGAGTGGAGCTGTGACTGTAACCGAGCTGTTTACCAACCTTTATGAGGCTTACGACGGGGTCGGGGGTACTTGGGTTTACCATACGGACATGGACAAATGGGTGGGTAAGTACAGCTTCCGCCCTGAGTGGATGAGCATGGTAGCCAACAGACTGGTGACCTTTAAGAACGGTAAGCCTTATATCCACAACGGTACCTTTAATACCTTCTATGGTCAAGCTTATGACAGTGCTATTGCTGGCGTTCACAATGATGCCGGGAATACGGTTAAGGTTTATACTAACGTAGCGGTTGAGGGTGAGATCCCGGGCCGCATGCATTTCAGAACAGAGATCCCCAACGTACAAAGCTCTGACTTGGTGGCTAACGAATTCTCAGTTCGGGAGGGCGTCAACTACTCTGATATCCTGAGGGACCGCCTAAGTCCTAATGCATCAGGAACTTACGAACAGAAGCTCATGAAGGGCGACAAGATCCGTGGTGAGGTGTGCAAGTTTACCTACTTCCTCAGCCAGCCTACCACCAGAAAGAACCTTAAGTTTCTCTCTATCACATTCTCCGGTTCCAGCGGGCAGACAGTGTAATATCACCCCCTGTTTATCAGAGGGTTTACTATACCATAGTCGAATTTTGCAATACTAAAAAATTTAGTTAATGGGACCATTGGCCGCTGCCGGTTTAGTAGCTCAAGGACTTGGTAGCATTTTCGGTGCTGTTCAGGGCGCCAAGATGCTCAAGGAAGCTAAGAAAATTAATCCTCAATATAAGCCTTACGAGACTAGCAAAGCTGCTAGTGAAATGCTCGGTCTGGCTCAGACGCGTTTAAATGCCATCAACCCTATGCGGGCCGCTGCTCAGCGTAACGTCGGAACTAGTCAGGCAAACACAATGGCTGGTATCAGCCGTAACGTAACCGATCCTAGTCAAGCTTTGGCTATGGCGGCTGGTATTCAGGGGCAAGCTGATCAGGCGTTTTTTAACATAGGCGCTCAAGATCAGGCTATGCAACAGCAGAACTTGGCCAATCTGATGCAGGCGCAGAACGTGATGATCGGTGAGGACCGCATGAAGTATCAAGACATGCTGACAAAGTTCCAGCTTGATCAAGCGCAGAAGAATGCATTGAGAAGCGCTGGTCAGCAGAACATCCTTGGGTCTGCACAGAACATCTCCGGATCATTGTTTGGCGCACAGCAAATGATGAATCAAGCTGCTCAAGCAATGATGGGCGGAATGGGAGGCGGTGGTGCTGCTGCAGGATTCGGTTCAATGTTCGGAGGCGGTGGAGGTGTTACTCAGGCTGGACTTGGTAGTATGCAAAGAACTCCTGTTGGTATTGAAGGAGCACAGCCTGTATCAGGTCCATTTATATCTTCTACACCAACTGGTATTAGACGATAACAACGGTATTGTAAACACTTAATAAAAATGAACGGGATTACCCCACTACAATATAGCAACGCTCCAATTCAGATGATGTCTGCTCTTGCAAGTGATATACAGCAGCAGAATATTCTTAACCAGAAGAGATACCAAGAAGAGTTCAATCAAGGTTTAGAACTTGCTAAGATGATCAGTCCACAAGTCCTCAACAAAGATTTTGATGCGCAGGTTGTCAATGAGGGAATCGGTGCTGTTAGAAACAATCTTCGTGAATTTATTAAGAAGAACCCTAATGCAGCTTTTGGTCAAATCCAATCCGAGGTTCAAAAACAGCTCGGGACTATTTCCGATTGGAGTACGAAAGTTAAGACTATTAAGTCCTCTATAGAAGAAGCATTCAAGAAAATGCCTCAGGACAAGAACATAAACAAAGATCGCTGGATGAACGCTGCCTTAACTAGGGCACTATACAAAACAAATCCAGACGGTACTAGGACATTTAGAAATTCTATGGAGCTTGAACCAACCAAGGATGGAGGTATTGGTTTTGATTATGTAACAGATGTGTGGAATATGGGCGGTGAAAATTTTATTGATATCGCTGAAATAACAAATGATTTACAAGATAAAATTAAGAACTCTGCCAAGAATAAGCAGAACATAACTGTGACTGTAGGCGCTACAAAGAACAAACCCGGCTTCACAAGAACTGACAATATCGAGATGCCTGTATGGGCAGAGTGGGATGCAACCAACAATAAAGTGACCGTCAAAAAGAAAAACGGTGTTATTGATGAGGATATCTACAATTCATTTGTTGGTGGTCAGGGAAGTGAGTATGACAAGTTCTTGAATTTAAAAGTAAAGTCGGCTCTTTCTGCTGGAGATGTCGGAGGAATAAAAGCCGAAGACGTATACAATGATGATGGCTCTGTTAAAGACCCTTCAAAGCTTGAGATGGTAAAACGCACTTGGCTGTCTGACTACATGGAGAAATTCGCTCCAAGAACACAGACTGAAAGAGATGTAACCCAGCCGGCGAGAACGCAGGTTGTTATCACTAGGGATCAGCCTAAGGATGAAACATTCATTGATGTGGTTTCCGAGGTTAAAGATTATATGACAGCTAACCCTCGCAAGAAGGGTACTAATTGGTATCCAGTAACAGCCTTTGGCGACGTCGCTCAAGATGCTATCATAGGCAAAGCGAGAAAGGTTACCGGGATAAATAGTATAGGGTTAAAAGATATTCAGATTGAAGATAGGGGTGGTAAGCCAAGCATAATTATCGCGCAAGATATTCTTGATGACAGAGGGGAAGTCGCCTACAAGAAGGGGCAGTATCTAAGTTCGCTTGGGACACAGGCAAATATATCCGCCAACCAGCCACTGGGAGCTAAGGCTAAAGGGGCTGCTGTACAGGCTGCTCAGACAAAGAAGAAATACAATCCTCAAACAGGTAAATACGAATAATGGACGAGAAACAATTACAGGCGCTATTCAATGAAATGAAATCAAAGCTTGAACTTGGCGACTTCGCCACGTTTAAGAACCAGATAGGTAGTGATGAAAAGTTTAGAAAAGCTTTTTATACAGAGGCGTCTAATAATTTAGAGCTCGGGGACTTTAATGCCTTCGAAGAATCTTTTAAAAAAAAAGTCTCTACTACACCATCTGCAAAGCCTGCTCCAGTTTCTGGTCCCGCGCCCGCGCCTGCTTCCCCATCAAAATCACCATCACCTTCGGGGCTAACCTATAATGACATTGAGTTAGTCATTGAGGATACTAGAAAGAAGGCAAGACGTTTACAGGATTTAAAGGAATCCCCCGGCTCATCCGCCGGTATTGGTGCTCCCGGTATTATAATACCGAAACCTACACTAGATCTCGCTGCGCAAGAGTTGCAGTTAGCAGAAAAAAAGAAGAAAGAAGTTCTAACACGGTACCAAAATGAGCTGTCTCGTCCAGTTGAAAGACTGATTGAGACTGGTGAGTACAAAGGTTTTTTTACACAGGATGGTGTGTTTGATGAGGCTAAGGCCCGTAATTATTTTAAGAAAGTTACACAGAAGTTTGGTGGCGGTAGCCATCTTCAGGACCAGTGGCTGGTAAATCTTAAGACCAGAGGTCAGCAGGAAATAGACAAGCCAAGGTTTAACCAGATACTTGGCGAGGAGATGAAGAATCAAAATCTTGATCTCACACAATATAGTACACAAGTATTTAATCAACTAACACAACAGCAAAGAGCTACCGCAGATTCTCTTAAAAAAGAAAGAGACACTGAGGCTTTGAAGTTGCTTAATAGCGCTGAGGCTAAGGCTAAGCAATACGCAGAAGAATTAAATAAAGCTGTTAATAGTCTTAACGATCAGATTAAAGCGGGCTTGATTACTAACGAAGCCGCTGCTGCTGCATATGATCAGCTAGTTAAACAATACGAGACCACTATCAAGGGTATTGATAATGGTTATAAGGACGCCATCCGTAGGATGAATGTACGGATCAATGGTAAGTTTGATAGAATCGAGCAAGAGGTTAAGGCCATCAATGCTTCTATCGACGGCGACAAGGTTATGCAGTCCCTACCTCCTGATGTGCGTAAGCGTTTAGAGACGGCGTATCAAAATGCTGGACAAAGACTGTCTACTGAGAAGAATGAGGCTAGAAAGAAACTAGATATTGTAACGGGTATTGGGACAACCGATGCTGTTTCTAGAACAGTTAATCTTGCTTTAAAGGGTCTTACATCTGGATTCAACAGAGGTCTGGCTGAAGTTGGGGAATACCTTAATATGAAAGGTTTGAGCGGAAGTTTCGTCGATGCGCTCCGCAACAGACGTACAGCTGCTGAGACATTCGCACCTGCTCAATACGAATGGAATAAAGACGAATGGCTTAAAAGAGCTGTATCATCTACCGCTACTTCTCTTGGCGCCTCTGTCCCAATCCTACTTCCAACCATAGGAGCTGTTGCTCTTACAGGTGGTGGAGCTGCTGGGGCTCTTGCAGCTGGTGCTTTGTCATTTGCAGGTGAGAGTGCACAGATTGGTGGTGGACAGTTCAGAGAAGGTCTTGAAGAGACTGGTGATGTTGGAGCTGCTACACAGAGAGCAGAGGAGGTGATGAGACAGAACATGATTACCGCTCCGCTTTCCTTTATTGGTGGTCTTGGTGATGTAATGATCACAACCGGGAAGGGCCTGTCAAAGGTTGCAACCGGTATTGCTTTAGAGCAAGTAGAAGAAATCCCTACAGAATATATACAAAGCTTCAATGAGGCTAAGGCTAGGGGTTATAAGAAAGGCATTGGTGATTTTATCAAAGAGAACCCGGAGATCGCGGCAGATACATTCATATCAACCGTTGGTCAGTCTGGTGCCATGAAGGGTATTACTAGTGCGTTTAGTGTTTTCCAAAAGAACGTGCCTGCTTCTACAACACAGATGCTAACAGATGCTGTAAGCAAGAATGGTATTGAGTTTACTAATGGGCTTATTGATAAATGGTTTGAGGCTGGGAAAATCAACGAGAAAACTGTAGCAAAATTAAAGGCTGAAGTTACTAAGATCCAGTCGCAGTTGCCAAAGCTGCAAGAGGCTGGTGTTGATGGAGATAAGGCTAAGCTTATGTCTTCTTTGTCTTCTCAGTCACAAGAGTTACAGAATAAGATTAATGCAGAGAAGGACCCAGCTGTAAAGGCTTTGTACCAGAACCAGCTTAATGTTATCAACCAAGATATCTCACAGCTAGTAAAAGGGGAGACGCCATACGTGGTGTTCACTCTTCCCGGTGGCGGAGAGATGACTCGTGTGATGACGGTTCGGGAGTTTAATGCACTTCCTGCTGAGTCTTCAAATGATATGGTAAAGAACTCTGACGGCATACAGGTCGTCGGAGATGATGCACTGAATACGCAGCTCACACAAAAAAAGCAAGAGCTTGGTGTTCCAGAAGCTGCACCGGGTGTATTTACGCAAGCACCCGCTGGTCAAGAACTCTCTATAACAGAGACAAAGCCTGCAGAACAGATAGAAAAGAAGGAGGCAATAAAGCAGAAGAACGAATTCATCACTGATACAGATTTCGTACAAGAGGCTTTCACCCCTGAGGAAGATGCGGCAGATCGTGAGGCGTTACCAGAGTCGCAGTTCCAGACCGAAGAGGAGCTGTCCAACTTCTTGGAAACAGGCGAGTATGCTATGCTTACCGGCCAGAACCCAGAAGCTATTCCTCTTTCTAAAGAAGCTAACAGAAGACTAAACGAGAAGGCTCAGCAATGGTTGAGCTCTCGTGGCCTGACAGCTGTACCAATTTTTGGTAAGTATGGTAACTCGGAGAGATCATTCATGGTCCCCGGGATGACCAAGCAGCAGGCTATAGATTTTGCTAAAGAGTTCCAACAGGATTCGGTGGCGCATAGTTCTGGTCTTGTATATCAGGACGGGTCATTCAACCCAAGAACAGAGGGTGTGGACCTCAGCCAAAGGTTTGATCAAGGTGGCGACTTCTTCTCTACAATTAATGTCGGCGGAAAGAAAGTTGACTTCTCAATCAATTATGATTTTGACACGAAGGTTCAGCCGATGAAACCAATAGCCGATAGGCTGCGTACAGAGATCTTTGGCGATACAAAGCAGAAGGTAGACAGTGCGCAGAAGGCGTTGGAGAAGACCGGTGTGGTGATAAATATGGTTGCTGACCCAGCGGAGTTTGACAGTAGAGTTGCACAGCTCGGGGGACAGCGGGGTATGGAGGGTGTGTTCTTGTCTGATACTGGGGAGATCTTGATCAATCAGCAGAAGCTGGATCAGGGTATTGCAGATGGCCGTGTTATATGGCATGAAGCTTCTCACCCTGTAGTGAATATTGTAAGGAACACGAACCCCCAACTTTTTGGTCAGGTGGTTGCTGGTCTTAGACAGGCAGCTGCAGATAACAAAGGTGTGGCTGGTGCGCTTGCATGGGCTGAGAGTCAGTATGCTCAAGACGGGCAGGGTACTATAGACGACGAGGCGGTGGTAGAAACTATCGCTGGAATTGCTGAGGGGATGATCGACATCACTAAGCTTCCTACTGGTCTTAAACAATCTATTATAGATTTAATTAATCGAATAGCGAGAGCGCTTGGTTTTGATCAGGTGCTGGATGATACAGATATCGCGGCGTTTAAAAATCTCGCCAGTGATATAGCCAATGCCCTTACTACTGGTCAGGATATATCTGAGTTGGTAGGCGCCGAGAACGTAAAAGAATATCTGAATACTGTTGAAACACCCGGGCTTGTAACCGGTGGAGAACTTGCCACAGCAGCACAAGCGAGGATAACTACCGAGCCGGCTGTAAGTGTGTATGACTCTAAGGAGGTTTCAGCGCTACCTCAGAAATCACTCGAGGAGGTTTATAACCAGTTCGATGGTAAAGCAGTTGTTATTAACTCAGACCCTACACGTGTTGGTGAGTTGACCCTGCCTTCTGGTAAAAAGATATTTATGTATGGCGGGCCAGCCTACTTATCTATAAAGGATAACGTAGATGCAAATGTAGGATTCGCCACTACACAAACTAGCAAGGTTAACACGTGGATTAAGTACGTGAAGGAAGTGTTTGGTGATAATCCGGGTGTAACACTTGTCGCATCTCAGGCCCCAACATCAATCCTTAGCAACTCATACGCGCTTCGCTATGTAATGGATGCTATATCCATGTTACCAAAGTCTGTTCTTAGATCTTCTGATTTTAAGAATGAATTCTTCGGAAAGGATCTGGTGTTATTAAAGGATGCGTTTGGTGAGAAGGCGTATAACGAATTTGTAAACAAGTATAAGAAAGCTGACCTGTCTGATCCCAAAGTAATCGATGATATGATTGCTGAGATGGGATATAAGGTTGGGGATGATAATAAGCCTGCAAGCTTCAAGGCTCGCGGTGCTTTTGTAAGTAACCTAGTTGGTGGTATTGCTGATAAGGCTTCTCTAAAAGGAGTTGAAGGCGATAAGGGGTATGTTTCTAAGAAGCCCAATAAGTATATCGCCAAGCAGTTGATGGATAGGCTTGGTGTTAATGCTGAGAAGATCATGAGAGAGATTGGCGAGCCATCGCTTGTTGATCTGTACATGAACGAAGGCAACTGGGGATTTGCTGTGGCAGGGTTTGAGACAGATCCTAACATGACTGTTGAGGCTGTTCAGCAAGGTGGTGTTAAGCACCCATTGTTCAATGCCAAGTTTCCCGGTAAGAATGCATTCATTCTAGATGGCGCCTATGAGTTGAATAAGATGTTCACTCCTGTTGAAATTATAGGCCCTTCTGGTATGCCATATACTAAGACGGCGGCACAGATGCTTGCTGGTAGTATGTATGTAAAGGGTCAGCCTTTAGCGGAGGGTGGTTCATTTGAGTATGTACGTACATCTCCTGCTGGCCGTAGGATACAAGAGATAAGAGGGAACCTAGTCGCCGATGCTGGTCTAGATAATAAGATGGCTAGCGATGATCAGGGTAATTATATCTTCTACCACTACTCAGATCGTAAACTGAAATCAATAAGCCCTAGCAAGTTTGGCAAGAACCTCGCCACTGGTAGAGACGAGCGTCCCGGTATTGGTATTTCTATGTACTATACCAGACCAGATGTTTTAGAGGTTGGTGTTCCTTCTGACTATGGTTATGCTGTCAGGGTTCCAGAACAGAGTGTGTATCCGTTTAACGAAGACCCACTTGATCTGTTGCCAGCAGCTGAGCAGGAGTTCAATAAGAAGTTCCCCGGTCAGGCATTTGATCTTAATAAGCAGGTGGCTTTTGTAACACAAGAGGCTGCCAAGCGTGGGTATCCAATGACTGTTGCTGAGTGGAATATCAAAGGCACTAAGGCTTTAAGAGCACAGACTACAGAAGAGTTTAAGCCGGAAGTTTATAGAGAGCTGGTCCCCGGAACAACGAACCAGTACAAGTTTAATCCAGAGCTTGATAAATTCAAACCTAATAGAAAGGGAAGAATACAAGCTTCTCGTGGTAACCGAATGGAATCTAGTAAGGACTTTAAGCTGGCTGCCTTTGTAATGAGAGAGAAGGCGGATGGTGCGTCAATATCAGAGATTGTTTCTGGTATTGCTTCTGTGTTTCCTAACATGAGTCCTCAAGAGATTAAAGATCTCGTGGATGATCCGGAGACTTGGCTCAGAAATAAATATGCAAACCTGAGTAAGGCGATGCAGGATAACCTGATTGCCCGGGCTCGTGTGAAAAATATATACGCCACCCGAACCGGCGCCATTGCCCCTGCCTTCCAAGGTCTAGAGGTACCGATGTCAAAGATCGAGGAGGCCACTCAAGCTCCTACATTTAAGGAGCGTGTAGATAAGGTATTTACAAACTTCAAGAATAAGTTCATCGATCCTGCTAAGGGTCTACCTGATTGGGTTATATCACTGAAAGATTTTGCAGGTGGTACAAAGCAGATTGAGATAAGCAGAGCAGAGCTTACAATCCGCCAGTTAAAAGAGGTGGCCAAGAAGATTGGCTTCACAGACTGGGATATGTTTGCTGCTGCACTGAAGTCTATACCTCAGCCTATCCAGAAGCCTGTTGGTTCTGGTACCGGTATGGTTGCCTTCAACCCTAGTGTCGCTGCTGCTGGCGCTCCTTATACTATACCTAATAGTCTTCTCCCACAAACCACACCTCCTGCTGTACAGGCGCTGCCGCTAGAGATCATTCCTTTTGTCTACAAGATGAGAGGGCAGATCGATGGTCTTACAAAGGATCTTATTGCTAGTGGTTATGTAACCCCCGAGCAGGCCGCCAAGTTAGAGTCTAACATTGGCCAGTATGTGAACAGGGCTTACCGTTTGTATAACGAGAAGGGGTGGAGACCTGATCAAGATCAGATCAGAGAGGCTACTAAATTCTTGGCTGATCAATACATCAAGCAACTGGCTACAGATAATGCTGGCGTACTGACTTACGAGCAGGTAGAAAAGCAGGCTATTGAGAAGGCTAAGCGTGATGTGAATGAGATTCTCGACAAGAAGACCAACCCATACTTCGCAGCCAAAAGCGAGTCGCGCAATATGGGAATTCTTAAAGAGAGAAAAGATATACCAGAGCCTATCAGAAAACTGATGGGTGAGTATACCGATCCGGGTACCGTGTTTATCATGACTGTTGCTAAGCAGGCTGCACTGAAAGCCTCTAGCGAATACCTGACTAAGGTTAGAAACATGGGAATGGGTACACTCTTCTTTGAAGAGAGCGATCCTAATAGGCCCGCTTCTGCTAGTGTGCAGATTGCTGCTAAAGGTAGCGATACTAAGTCGCCGCTGAATGGATTGTATACAACGCCTGAAGTTGCTGAGGCGATGGAAACAGTTAACCCTACTTACAACGAAGTGGTTAACCTGTGGATGAAGGCGGTTGGTGCGGTACGTTGGGGTAAGACAGTGGGATCTGTGAAGACACAGCTTCTGAACTTCGAATCTAACCTTGGGTTTGCTGTCATGAACGGGCTGCTGATGACAGGCGCTACTGGTAAAGCTTTTAATGAATCTAGAAAATACATAGGTGGCCAGTATTCCAACAAAGAGCTGAGCGATGTTACGCAGAAGGTAATTCAGTTGGGTCTGGTTGGTCAGGGTGTAAACGCTACTGAGCTGGCAAAGATGCTGGGCTCGGGGGATATACACGACATTGCTTTGGATCTTGCTGTTAATCCTGACTCTAAATATAGAATGGCTAAGAAGGCGCCGGGTAAAGCTCTTGGTGTACTGAATAAGCTATACCGTATGGGTGATGACTTCTGGAAAGTCTACGCTTATATGAATGAGAGAGAGCTGATGGCTGGTACTATGTTCGATAAGAAGTATGCAGACCTGACTGATCAAGAGCAGGCTGATGTGGACATTGAGTCTAGTGAGAGAGTGAAGAGTACATGGCCAACCTATGACAGGGTATTCCCTGCTGTTAAGGGCATCTCTCAGAACGCCCCCATCTTCGGTAACTTCATCAGCTTCCGTGCTGAGTCTATCCGTGTGCTGGCAAATACAATTGCCATGGCTATTAAGGATCTGAAGACTCCGGGATTCGAGGGTATTGGTGCACGCCGTATGGCAGGTATTCTTTCTTACATCGCTATTAGAACTGGCGTTACGTATGCCTTTGCACAAGCTGTAGGTATGGCTGCATCTGGTCTTACTGGACTTATGTTCGGGGGAGACGATGAGGAGGAGCGTAAGAAAAGAGCTTTCAAGCAGGCGGCTCCATCGTTTATGGCAACGCAAGACTTGGCTGTTCTTCCAACAAAGGATAAGCACAAGTTTGTTGTGTATAGTCTTTCTGGTATCGACCCTTATAATACTACGTTCAATACCCTTAATGCGCTTACTGATGGTACGGCCACTATGAAGCCGGGACCTGCAGCTGCGTTTTCTGAATTCTTCGGTGGGTTCCTCAGCCCTGAGATGACCTTTAATACAGCTTGGTCTGTTCTTACTAATACGAATCCAAAGAACGGGGACAGAATTGTTGGGGATACCGACGAGGGTGCTGATTCCTATGCTAAGATCGGGGCTTATCTGTTTGATGAGTTAAAGCCTTCTACGATTGGGATGGTGCAGCGTCTTGCCGGAGATAACCCAGCTGCCGAGCTTTCGTCTTTGGTGGGCGCCAGACCTTACGAGGTTGACCTGCACAAGTCCTTCTCCTTTGCCATGAGCGATATGGCTAAGCAGATTGAGGAGATTAATAGGGCTTACAACAGGGTGAAGTATAACGAGAAGTCTACAAACGATGACAAGGTAATTGCCCAGAAAGAGGCAGAACAGAAGAAGGCTTTGCTGATCGAGCGCATGAACCAGCGGTTTAATGACTACATCCTGATCGGGGCTGACCCTAATGAGCTGAAGAAGATTGTACTTGAGCGGTCACAGATTAAGACCACCGGCTTTGACAAGGGGACTAAGTTCGGGATTATCACAGGTAAAGTAAACCCAGAGTCACTTTATAAATAAGTACCATATGTTAACAGATGCACAGATCAGGACCAAGTATGGAGAGCCCGGGGACTACGATAACTTCGTTTCGTTTCAGACCCCCTTCCCGATGCGTATAGCGTGGGATCTCAAACAGACGGTCACTAAGATAACATGCCATAAAGAGGTCAAGGATAGGCTTGAAAATGCGTTTAAAGAGATTCTAGCCCACTACGGTTTACAGAAGGTAAAGGAACTGGGGATTGACCTGTTCGGTGGTTGCGTGAATGTGCGCACCATGAGGGGCTCAAAAACCAAGTGGTCCCGCCACGCATGGGGTATAGCTATTGACCTAGATCCAGCACGTAACACATTGAAAATGAAGTGGTCACAATCTAACTTCTCTAAACCTGAGTACGCCAAGATGCACGAGATCTTTGAGGCCAACGGCTTTATCAATTACGGCAAGGTTCGGGGGTTCGATTCTATGCACTTTGAAACCGCCATATAATAAATTTGCAGCATGTCTTTATTCAACGTCTTCAATAACAACAAGCCCAAGGAGGACCCCGAGCGCCCCCTAGTTCGTAAGTACGCAACCGCTAAGCTACCCGGATCTGACAAAAGACTGGTGGATGTTTCTAGGGACGTGGCCAAGAAGTTAAAGATGGACCCCAATATGCTAGCCTCTAGCTTTTTGGTGGAGGGCGGAAATGAAATCTTCAGAGAGGACGGGTTCCCTATATCTACAGCCTATGACGTAGCATCCAGACGCGGTGACTTTGATCAGGGTGAGTATATGGCTGACGCTTTCTATGTGGCCGGACTTGACAACTGGGGAGACATAGCGCCTAGACTTAAGAAGAAAGGATACATACCAGAGAATCTAGACTACCAGCTTTACCCAGCTTGGAATGAGGCGGTGGAAAAGAACATCGTGAAAAGAGATTCTAAGGGGAATATAACACAGTACGTAATGCCAGAGAAGTTGGTACGTACAGCCTACGAAGGGCAGGGGGATGAGCAGATTGCTGCTATTGAAGAAATAAATAAATCACTATCCAAGAAGGGCATCAAGCCCAACCAGACTGCGGCCTTTAGAAACTACGAGGATATGATCCTAGCTAAGGGGGCCTTTCTCCGAGAGTTCCAAGATCAGGTCGAAGACTACGCCAACAAGAAGGGTGTGAAGATGTCTGATGAGGAGAAGAACTACCTGACTATGTCTGCCTATAACGGCGGTATGGGTACTGCTATGGACCTTATCGATATGATGAAGTCTGGTAGTAAGGTGGTGCAGACCGGTGGCAAGAACGTAGCCGCACACAAAAATGTAGGCAAGCGCCTAAAGTATATGGGCTTTATGGGTGATCTGTTTACCCCAATGCCAGCTACTGGGTCTATCCAATCAGCTACTAGGTAATTCATCTTACGTGAGATCTAAAAACAAGGCGGCAAAGTTTACAGTGAGAAGGATAGGAGATACGGCGATAAGGGTGTGGAGAATAAAATAAGAGAGGGCTAGAAAGCCCCCTCTGGTTCATGTTGGTTTGGTTGTACTATCATGAGCAAGATCCGTGCCACTACTCTTGGGCGAACCATACATTGGCTATCCCCTTGTAGATACTGACACCCATCCTGACAAACGGTCGGTCCCATCCCTTTTCTAGAATGACATTTCTGTGGGGCGTGGATGCTATCCATCCGTCAAAGGCGTCCTTTGGCGTTATCTTAAAGTCTTTGGGCTGTAGCATATATGATATCTCATACCCCCGAGCTTTCATCCCAAGCAGCTCTTTGGGTTTGTTGTACATGATGTGCCACTGGTCGTTCTTACCTTCCGGTATACAACCCCCAGTCCAGAACTTGGAGAATGACCAAGTATGCAGGCTGCAGGGGTTGTCTATATCGAAGTGAAAGTACATATCTATGCTGTGCGTCTCCGCCACATATGATAGAGAGTCGCAGTAGCTAAGGGCCGTCTTCCCGTTTTTAATCCTGTACTCATTAATCTTATTAAAAAGCCTGATCTCTTCCGGCTCGGGAGTGTGGAGAAGTAATAGTATTAATGATAGTATCATAGTTCGTTGATTAGGTTTTCTAATTCTTTTAGTGTCTGGCCAAGGACGATCCCGATCTTCAGGTTATCGCCCTCCTCTATAGCCTTTGCTAGGGCTATGTAGATTTGCTTAAGATTTTCTTTCATCTGTTTTTTGTTGGTGTGCGAATAGCTGTTACTGATGCTGTCTTTTCTATCTTGATATCCTTAAAGCAAAGTTCCCCCGAGCATGCAGGGCAATTGAACTTCTGCTTGTGGACATCACTGTCCCACACATACTCTTTTAATTTTGCGCCACACTTACATCGGTATACCCGAGGGAATAGTTTGTTTGCCATGTTTATTTTATTAAGTTCATTACTACAGCTACGGTTTGCTTTAAAGCTACCAGATCAGATACGTTGGCGATCTTTATGTCAAAGTCCCATCCATCTAGAGCCGTCTCAGATGGGTGGTTGTTAACCGGCCTTACCCCAGATCTGTCTATGCGGATTACATATCCACCACTATCCTTGATAGCTTGAGCCTCGTTAGGGAACCTACAGTCTGTGAAGATCCAATTAGGGTAGTCTTCTATCGGGCTACCATTGGCATCTCTTCCTATGAACTCTTTCTTGTACCCAGACATAGCGGCGTTAACCCAAGCATTTTGGTGTAGACCTTGACGTACTGCATCTGTGCCTAGCTTTTGTAGGAACTCCCGAACCGACATCATCTTCATAAACCTTACGTCATCGAATACTACATCTAGTGGAGTGCCAATCTCCGTGTGCCATTCTTTACCAAGAAATGATTCCTTGAATTTTTGGTCCTCGAACTTGTGCTCTGGTATACCGGTCAGGATACTGGCGATCTTTTTCAATGGCCCTGAGAACTTCACTATCCTCCAGTTCTTCTCTGGTTGCAGTTCTTGTATGAGTCTTGCCACAGTATCTTTCCCCCCGGTGGCATAGGAGCTGAGCCCTAGTATCATATTGATTTGATTAAATTGTTTTGCCTTAACTGAAGTTTGTCTTTGTAGTTGTAGAGAAGTAGCGCCAGTATTTGTACTTGCTCATCATACCCAAACGCTATTTTCTTACTGCCGAAATTTATTGTCACCCCGTTCCCATCATCTACCATCGTGGCCACCCTTTCTCCGGGCTTAGTCCATGACGGGTTGTTCGACCTGCTTAGATAAACTTCGCCAAGCAGATCCACTAAATCATATTCGTAATTGTTTACCTTACCATCGTTGTTTTCGTTGGTCCATACTTGATACTCCATGTTGTGTAGTTTTAAATTAAAAAAGAGGGGAGGCATACAGGTGCATAACGCGATGCAGCATTTACCGTCACGTGCCGGATTTCTCTGGCTCACCTCCCCGGGTTAATTAAAAGGGCAACTTCTCTTCTGCTTGCGCAGGGGCAGGCGTGTATACCTGCAGATACGGTTTGCCTTCCTTGCTTTTACGCAGGGTTACATTAACCCAACCCTTCTCGTTTAGGTTGTCTGTCAGCTTCTGAATGTCATCAGCTGTGAATCCGATACGGGTTTCTAACTCACCGAATTTGTTCGTCGCTTCGGTAGTGCGACCTACATAGATTTTCTCCATGGTTACTTGATTTTAATTGTGAACGTATATTTGATTAATCCGAACTCTAGTGTAAACTCTTTGTGACTTTGACAGTAGACGATGACTATAACCGGGAACAGGATATAGTCTTTGTGTTTTTCAAGGCTGGTGGTGATGGTCATATTATTTTGTTTTGGGTTAGCATTTCGATGATCTCTTTGAAGTCCTCTATACTCATGGCCACAATAGTGCCCTGACGGTTGCGCTTATGGAATACGACATTGTAGTTCTGGTCTACTGGCATTTCACCCAGCACCTTTTGCATGCTGCCGAGATTCTCTACCGCCTTACACTGCACATTGAATGGATCGGTAAAGCACAGGTCGATACCTTGGTCGTCTTTGTTTTTAGACTCAGATCGGGAGGATACACACTTATCCCATCCTAGCTCTTTGAACCAGTCTCGGATCTGTAGTTCAAACCCGTGTCCTTTTTTCCTTGCTGATCTACCCCTTGTTGCCATACTTTTTGTATATCATTTTAGCTTTTACCAATTCCACTATCGTGTCCCATTCAACCTTATGATGGAAGGCGGTCTTGTAAAACTTGTTAGACTTCCACCTGTCCTGCATATAAAAGATCTCTTGGTCAGGTACTATATCCTCTTCTTTCGCCAGCTCTACCAAGTTCTCCCCGTCCTCTTCCAGACTCCAGACCTTCAGATAGCCCCCACGGTTTGGCACATAGTGACCACTATACAGTTCCTGCTTGGATGAACTTGTTATAGTCGACCGGCTGGTGGATGAACTTCGTTTTGTCCTTGCCATCGTTTATTGGTTGAGTAGGTATGTATCTTGAATTAGAGATGTCGTAGGTGAAATAGTCTATTGCTTCCTGACCAGAGAAGCGGAACCTGATCTTCCAAAAGTGTATCTCCGTCTGCTTGGTCTCCCTGTTTCTATACACCGTGATGCCTACATCGGGGGCGTTATAGTAGTGGGAGCTGTCGCCTACGTCATACCCAGTCGGCACTTCGTATACAGCCTGCTTGACCTTGGTTAACTTCTTGGGGTGGGCTACTAGCCAGATGTGGATGCCCTGTTCACGGGCAAATGCTCTGAGATCTCGCATCATGTTGCCTATCTGGTTGTGCCTGTTGTCCCCCGAGCCGGCGATCTGTCGCTCAACTGTACTCATGTTATCGATCACAAGACCCCTGATCCCATAGCGGCGCACCATCTCTTCTGCCTTCTTCATGATCGCCTCGATAGTACCATCCTCGCTGAGCTTGTAGTACTTGAAGTGCTCGTTCAGAAATGGCGTGCCAGACGCAACCTCTTCTTTGGATATGCGTACTGTATTGGGCGCATTGAAGAATGACTTTCCGGTTCTAATTGATATTAGGTCGGTCATAGCGAAGGTGGCATTGGCTTCCTCAGCAGAGTACAACAGGTACGACCATCCGTGTCTGTCCGCCAGCCTGACCAGCAGATTCTTTAGCCACGTTGTTTTACCGTGTCCGGGGATGCCGGTGATGAGTGTGACCATACCGGGGTGCCAGACAAAGTGCTCATCCATATTGTCCCAGCCTGTGTCGAATCCCTCTGGGTATCCCTGTTCCCACAGTCCGATGATGTCGCTCTCGCTGACCACGTCGATCCCATCCACAGGGAATGGCTCTGCGTTGTTGTAACATTCCACAAGCCTTTCCTTTCCGTGTTTGAGAAGCGTGTCGTTGGCGTCCTTCTCCGGCATGTTAACAATCCAGCAGTTCGACTTACCCAGTCTGCGGGCCAGCTCGTTGCGAAGACCGATGCCAGCCTCGTCTGTATCCGTTGCCAGATAGATCTTGCGGCCTTCAAGGAATGGCAGCATCTCCTCCAACCACTCAAGCTTTTGGTTACCCTTGCTCGCCCCGTTCGGTACACTGACAGCAGTCTTGATGCCAGCCTCATAAAACGATAGCGTATCAATCTCGCCTTCTGTAATGATGAGTTCAGTATCAGAGTTATCGCTTGAAACGTCAATCCCATACAGGCTAAGCATAGCGCCAGAGACAAGCTTAAACCTCTTCTGGCTATCTCTATACTTGATGTTAACCAGTTCGCCATTTAGGTAGTAATTAAAGTTGATGCATCTTGATTCACCATCACCCATGTATTGAACAGACTCGGTTACCTTATAGCGCAGCAGGGTTTGATTTGTAATCCCCCGACCTGCAAACCAGTCTATCACTGGCTGTGATAAAACCTTGTGTTCTTCAACAGGCTTGGTGTATTCTTTCTTAACCTTGACAGTTCCGGACCAACCGCAGTTGTGGCAATTCCATACTCCTTCCTCGACATTCACGGACAGGCATGGGTCCTGCTTGTGCTTGCGGGAGTCAGAACACTTGGGGCATTTTGTCTTCACGTCCCCACGCGATCCGGGCCTGATGTTAATGCCATAGCGTTGGAGTTTTTCAAACATTTTTTATTTCTTTTGCTACTGACTTAATCTTTAGTTCTATCTCGTAAATCTTTTTCTTGGTGACGTCTGCTCGATCGTAGTAGCGTTGCAGCTGCTGGATCAATTCTTCTCTCTTGTCTTCTAGTTGATCGTACTTTAGGTGGAGTTCTTTTCTTTTTTCGGTCATTGTCTTTTTTGTTTTTGTATCCAGAAATCAGTTGCGTCTTCTAAATATGTTATGAACTTTTGCTTGCTGCCAAAGAGTGTCGCCGGCCTGAGGTAGGGCTTCATCTTATCGTCCTTACCCCACGTCTCCTGCTTGTGCAAGATGATAGACTGGAACTGCTCGAAGCTGACCTTTGGGATTTGGCGGATGATAGACTGTATCTTCTCTGTGTTTTGATAGTTCTTGCCATACACCTCGTTGAAGTAGTCCATGACTCGCTGTGCTAGGTCCTCATCCTCGTGCTGCTCGATCTGTTCTTTTATTGATTCGAACTTCTCATCGTAGCTGACCAGCAGACTCAGTGCAGTAAGCGCATCCTTCTTGGTGCTAAACCTCTTCAGGAAATTCTGAGCGTCCGTATTCATACATGCATTCTTTAATAGTGTTAACTGACCATCCAGCGGCAACTAGTAGCGCGGCAAATACATCTATTGCATCTTGTAGGTTAGTCTCGTCAAGCCTACCAATGGATGTCTTCTGCCCATGTTTCCCGTACTCGTTGCCCCATGTCAGCCTCTTGCTGTAGTAGTCGATTGTAATTCTCATAGTGCTTTAGTTTTATCTTATGAAAGAATAGTGATGGGTCTTTTCTGTTTCTCTCTGAGGTTACTTCGATGTTGAACAGTACCACGCTCCCGAGCTCTGGAGGGGTTACGTTACCCCATAGGGTTACATATAGCATCTTGTTGTCGCCGATATCAAACAGGATATTTCTGTAGGAGTAATCCTTATCACCATTACTGAACGACTTCTTTTCTGTCACCTCGAGAACCTTACCTTTAATCATACTGGGTGAGCTTTAAATAAGAATTTTGTCGGTAAGTAAATTTGATTGCGTTGAGTGTGAGACACAGCTTCATGTAGAACTTCTTAACCGGATCGTCTATCATGTAGACAGTACCTTCTTTTACCCTGCGATTCGCCTCCCTAAGGTTAGCACGGAACTGCTGGATCTTGTTTCGGTGCGAGTCATAGGACATGTCTAGGTAGTCTTGCACAGAGGATTGATCGAAGCCGTGCATGTCTGCGATGCCGACGAAGATCATACGCCCTAGGTCCTTGGCGCCTTCATAAGTCTCAGATGTCTGTAGGATTTTTGCAGAAGACCGGTCCCAAATAAATTGTGGTTTCATACAGCCTTCTAATTGATTTAGTCTTACCATTATTGATTGTTTAGTTTTACTAGAAAATTTTTTCTCCAAGTGATTTTGCCATCGGGCAGCTCCATTACCTGAGCACCGCCGTGCTGCTCCATATACTGCTTGAGCTTGTTGCCGTAGAGAAGCTTTTCACTCTCCGCCAGCTTGATTGTATTATTGTATAATACATACTGGGCGGCCCATTCGGATTGTTCGCTACCGCCGTGGATAGTGATATCGTTCTCCCGGTCTTTATGCTTGACAGAGATGAAGGCGTTGAAGTCTTCTGAGTTATCAGCGTCTGGTTCGAACTGTGCGGCAATACCGTAGATCTCTTCTTTTTCTGAGGCGCCTGCTTCCATGATGGCCTCCCGAGCCGACAGCACACGCATCTGATGCTCTGTTGCTTTTTGTAGTATCGCCTGTTGAATATCAGAGTCTGCTTCAAATGTTTTGACTAGCATGTCCTGCCCATCTATCTGCATACAGATCTCTGCGTACTTGTGGCCAGTGACCAGCATGTAGTGATTCATCTGAGCGATATAGTTCGGGGGAACGCCATCGATATAAGAGTCGACGGTCATCTTGCCTACGTTCTTAATCTCTAGGATTCCTTTCTTCTTACCGAACACAGGGTGGTGCGTGATCTCACCATCTAAGTTGGCGAACAGCATAGCGTAGTCTGGGTTCTCGATGATGGCTTTAACCTTTCTGAACTTGCGCACCTTTGTTTTAGTGGCAATGTTTTTGATAAAGTTTTGCTCGCCATCCCAATACTGCCACATGTTTGCAATGGTGTCTTCAAGCATCTTGCCGAACGCCATCTGCCTGTTCATCTTTGTAGGGAGTAGGTCAACACCGATAGACTGATAGAATAGATTAAGTGGTGACTTCCACTTGTTCCATCCAAGCAATGTGCCTGCATCTGAACCACCAACCATTCCCCGAGAAACAAACGACTGGCGTAATTTTTGCCAGTCGCTTTCTGATAGCTTATCGGTTTTGGTTTTAATTAGCTTTTGCATCTTTCAATAGTTTTGTTAGGGTAGTTTTTTGAGCTAGGTTGAGTTTGTACTTTGGAAGGGCTGCTTCTACTTCTGCTATCTTGCCTTCACTGATAGCCTTCACCATCGCATCGAATTGCTTTGGCTGCAATGCTTGCGGCTCGGGGGATTCAGGGACCTCAGGACTGGGATTCGCCTTTACAGGCTCCTGAGGCGCCTTAGCTTGTGGCTTCCCCTTTGTGTTTATGTGTTTGGTTAAATCCCATATGCGCTCTCCTCTGTCGTCAACAGGATTGCCGTACTGATCGCATTTAACGGTGACCATCTCTAGGTCGTAGAGGAATCTCCCGATCCCCCACTGAACGGCGGCACGCTTGAAGGCATCAGAGGCTGCAGATTTACCGGCCTGCTCATACATCTGGTCCTTCTCATCGTTCTCTACACGAGCACCACAGTCCCAACGCCAATGCGTTTGTCCATTGTCGTCAGTGATACCGATGCCGGCGAATATGAAACCATCGATCTCTTTAAAGTCTGATTGCCATTGGCAGTGTGTGTCTAGCACATCCATCACTTGTCGTGCATCGATGTAGGCTGAACAGAATGCTTTGGTCTTGTCTTTGTTTCGGCTTTGAACCCGCCATTGGTAGGGTATTGGTTGCCGTAGTTTCTGGGATAGGGTGTGGATAAAACTCATTGTATAGTATTTAAATAGTCTTTAACAAATTCGTATTCAGCGGATAGAAAGTAGATAGCCTGCCAGTCGTAGTAGAACTTTGTCTTGCCGCCTATGGTCAGAGCCTTAATGAAATGACTAGTGACCAGCCGCTCGTGGTTTTGCATGAGCCAGTGTCTGTATGGCTTTAGCGGGTACTCGTTCCCGTCTATCACCATGACGTCTTTGGAAAAATCATACTTCATATCTGTCTAAGATAGAAACACTCTATTATAGATAATCAATAGTTTTCAACAAAGATTTGCACATTAGTTGTAATAAATCAATAATTACTATTGTAATATGATAGATGATAATTGTGCCCGGCTAGTGCTTGTTCTAGATCAATCCGCCTGACGTCAAATACATTCAGATCAGGGTTGCGCTCCAGCCTCCGGAAAGATCGGGGGGAAAGAACCTTTAAGCAGAACGTCTCATAGCTTACCGATCCTAGCATCTCGTCGTCTTGGTATATGATGACCGGGTCTTGCAGCGCTACTCTTATCTTCATAGTGCTTTGTTTATGATGGCGAATTCCTCGTACACGGGACCGGATAGTGTCGAACCTGCGACTCGTTTGTCTAGATCAAAGTCTACCCAGTCTCCGTCTTTAAAATTGTAGACTTCACTTTTGATAGGCACCCAAGCAGTGCGGCTGACAATCATGCCGCCGCCATAGGGTACGTCCTTGGGGAAACGCACCCACCATTTGTTCTCTAGTCTGAATGTTTGTCCTTGCATATTATTGGATTTAAAAAAAGCCCCACCGAAGCAGGGCTATTGTTTACAATATGGAGTCGATCAGTGCAGCTACCATCCAGCTAAAGATTAGTAGCAGTAGTGTGATGTCACGCTTTCGTAGTGTCTTCATTGTAGACTTTATTATAGTATTGCTTAACCTCTGTCTTGTAGGTCTTGTCAACCCATCCTATGTATCTGTTGATGGCGTCTGACTTATGTCCGGTGATAAACCTTACGTGGTCTATCGATACGCCGTTAGAGATTAGCATAGTGACCGCCGTCTTACGAAGCATGTGGGGGTGGACGATCTCGTAGTACTTCTGTGTGACCGCTACCTTGCGACCGATGATATCAGCCCGCTTGTACGTAACCAGCTCGTGCATCTCAGGATACTGGGCGAAAAATGACTTGAACCCTTTCCTTATGCACTGCATGGGGTGGTATGGTAGCGGCGTGTAGATGTTGCCGTGGTGGTTGATGTTGTAGGCGTAACGCTCAGACAGTACACGAGGCAAGGGTGTGGTCGTCTCCGTGCCGGTCTTGAGATTCTCCTTTGTTAAGAACGCCTCCCCATCCACAAAAACAATATCATCCTTTGAAAGAGTCAGCGCATCCGATATCCTCAGAGACGTCACCAGCATCGTTGCAGAGATCTCCCACAGAAACCTCATCTCCTGATCCATCTTGTCGTACTTCTTATGGCTGTCCATAACAAGCGCCTTGGCAAACTCTGTTGGCAGGGTGATGATGGGTGTCTCGTAACCCGCTACCCTGTTGGGTTTGGGCAGGGTGAGGAACATATCCCGCTCCCAGTAGGCGAGTATAACCATGATGATCGTCATCACATCGGCCCGGGTGTTAATCTTAAAGTCATTGTCTATCATGTAAGCAACGAACTTGTCGAAGTGCTTGGACATGTTGTCTGCGATCTCTCTTTTTTGTCCCAGCTCTTTGCCGGATAGATCGTAGTCCCTGAGGTCGATGTCTTTGTTCTTTGCCACGAACCGCCAGTAGGTGGTGGTAGCAAACTGATAGGTCCTAATCGAGGAGATGCGGAACTTGTTCTTCGCTTTGGTAGTGATGTCACCATCCGTAATGCCATCGATATACCTGTCACATAGCTGGGCGAACTTGAACGTAGGTTCGTCATCCGGTACTTGGAACATCGGTTGGGAATAATATTTCTTTACGATCTCTAGCGATCCGTGCTTGGCGAACAGGTCGCTGATGATTGCCCGCTGGCGGTCCAGATCCGCGTTCATCTCTGGTACGTCAGGGGTGTCTCCCTTGAATCGTTCCCGGGTCGGGAGGAACTTAACGTGCTTCGGTACACGGATGCCGGTAGTAATACGGATCATCTCGCTCTTGTGGCAAACCCTCGAATAGATGGTGTTATCCCGCTGATAAAAAGTAATCTTCATTGTAATAGTTTTTGTAAAAGTATTTCCACTAGTCTGTTTTCTCTTGCACTTCCCAACACGCGTGGAATAGTTGAGGTGCAGAAACTATCTAAAATAGTTGGCTGGACTGGTGGTTCGGGGGAGGAAGAGCCACTAAAAACTTGCACAATTTGAGCCAAAAAAGTTGCACACTGCCGTGTAACTCATTGATTTTGTGTGTGTAGATAACTAACAATACCATAACAGAGATCGGAATTTATTGTATGAATATACACAATACCAATCAAATAGCTAGTACCTAACAATTTTTTCAACATTTTTCAGCACGTTATTTCTGCACACCGTATGTTTCGTTGTAGTATTGATTACCGTATTCAATATCAATATGTTGATATCCATCTTTTCTCCCATCAATCCAAGCTTTACTTATCTGCTCCTTCTCCATTTGTTTGGCTTTTTCTTTCCATTCACTAGGTGCTGCATATCCTGCAAAAAGAAATCTTTCATACAACCATTCTACTGCTGTTTGTTGTGCCATAATTTTTAATTTATATCCGTTATCAATAGGTCCTAAAGCAAATGGGTATGGTGTTCCATCTTTCATAGTTTATTTGTTCGGGAAAGTGGTATAGGTTAAATAATGGTTGGACTTATTATTAGGCTTTAACCACGTACAATCATTAATGATTGGTAGCCGTTCCATTATTTAATAATTTATTTTGTTTTAGTTGTTGGGGGAAGTAGTGTCATTACTTCCCTGACTTCCGTATGTTTCGTTGTAGTATTGTTCTGGAGTTTTATATCCTTTTATAGATAAATAATTCTTAAGACATTCATTTGCAAATTTTATCATTTGTTCTTTCTCCATTGCTTTGGCTTGTTCTATCACCCTCTTCCATTGATTATGTGTTTTGGAATTATCTGCAATTTCATTTAACAACCATTCTACTGCTGTTTGTTGTGCCATATTATTTGTTTAGTATTTCTTCTATATCGTAGTAGTAACAATCTCCGTTAGCGCTCACCCACCTGTCACTCTCCGACTCCACGCACTCAAGCGATGTGTCTACCTTGAACTCTTTGGGATCAACTGGGAACTTGTTCGTTATGAAGTTAGAGTCCTTCCAATATATCCGATTGTTGGGTTGGCAAAGTAGGTACCCATCATCCGCCAGTAGAACGTGACCGCACTTATAATCCGTCGGCTCGTCTGAGTACGAATTGTTAAACCAATCCACGGTGAATAGATAGGTGGCCCAAACAGAAGTCTTGTCCTTGAGGATAACCTTGCACCTCTTCTCCGCTAGATACATGTACTCAATGGCGCTTACGTTCTCACTAAAGCAATCCCATAGTTGCTTGAAGTCACTGGGGATGTCGGCGGTCGGTTCGTGGTAGAATAGTTCCGAGATAGGGACCCTACTTCTGAGCATCCCGTAGTCCGTCATAATGTGGAACGTCAGGATCTTACCACTGATGCTTTGAATAGCGAAGGCATAGCAGTTGTCATACACTTCTTTATCTGCCTCGTTCTTTGTCAGCCAGCTCCGCCTAACCTTTAGCTTTAGGTTAGGGATGTTTACGTTCAGTACGTTTGACTCGTGTGTTATCATGTGTTAATATTTTGCACTCAGGGCGGGTCCTGCCCCCGCATCTCTCACCTTGGTGAGCGCTTTACTTTAAGCTACCTGAGTGATCCCGGGTGTTTCGAACTAAGACCAAAACCCCTTTTAATAATAGCTCTACCCGGGAATGTTTTACTGGCCAATTATTTTTATGACCGAGATAATCTCATCCATCTCCTGAGGTTTGATCCTATCTAGCTTTGAGACGATCATGTCGTAGGTGCGCTCGTACTCTTCGTCTGACTTGTACCTTCCGCGGTGTAGCTTGCGGTAGTATACGATCGTGGAGTGGTCCTTGTTCATCGCCTTCCCTACCTGAACTGTGTTCAGACCGAACCTAGTGAGCAGGATGTGGGCATAGGCATAGCGAAGGTTTACTATATCAGAGTCCCGATGCTTGGTCTTTCTGAGGTCGATCTTGAATAGTTCGACACCGATGTCGCAGAGTTCATTATAGATTTGCATTCGTATTTGTTTATAAGTTCAAGAACGGCTTCACAGAGCTCTTCGTTTAATAGCTTGAGTCTTTTCACTCTTAAGTTGTTGTCTTCGATCTTGCTCAATTCTTCGTTTATGTGCAAGAAGACACGCGTTGCTGCCTGTTTTTTTGTCATAGGGTGTGATTAAAAGTTTGTAGATGTGCTTAAACCAGTCGTTCATCTCGAGTGGCTCCGGCGGATAGGTTGTTTTCATAAATGATTTCTATTCCTTTAGGTGTAGGGTTAAATGAAATAGTTTTGTTACCATAGATCGCTAGCTTCGCCCACCATTGCAGGATATAGCCTAGCTGACCGACGTCGGATTCATCGATGGTGTGTACCACCTGACCCTTGGGTTGGTAGTTCCCGATAAAGAACGGATACAACGTGAAGGGTGCTCTTCGTCTGATCATCTCGAGTACTTGATCAAATAGGCTTATCTGAAGCATAGTATGCGGTTTAACTTATTGTTTGTCGATCTTGATTTTCGTCTTACGTGGCCAGTGATGGTGCTGACAGAGACCCCAGTAAAGCGAGAAGCATCCGCCCGAGATTCGAATACCCCGAGCAGTTGCTTCTTCTCTACGTCGTATACCTTGGTCCTGATTCTACTACCATCGGTGTTCAGCCCAATCTTTTCTATCCTCATGAGACTATTTTTGTGATGATGATTCCATTCTTAGTGCGCTCTACATTGTAGCCATTCCTGACCATGTCGGCCAGTTGCTCATCGAGAGGCATGATAGGGCCATCGGTTCGGGAGAATCCAACTGAGTCGTGGAGTGGGCCAGTCATAGTTTTTCTAACTTTGATACTGGACTTCTTGCTGAAGGCATTTTCATTCATAGGTTATTGTTTGTGTCTGTTAATAATTTCGCTCCTTAAAATATCCAAGTACCCGAGCAGTGATGGTAGTTGGTGTTTCTTGATCTCGTCGGTGAGGGCTTTGTCAGTCTCAAGTCCCTCTTCGTAGCGGCGGTGGTCGTCGCTCATTCGGTAGTAAAAGTCATGTTCCATGATTCGCTTTAGCAGTTCTCTCATACATTAGTGTTTTAAAGCCTTTATAAATTCCCCTTTTATAGGCATCGGTCTCGTGGTTGAATGCGCCGGCCAGTATAAGGGAGGTTACGGATACGTACCTTGTCTCGATGTAGTTCAGAAGGGTGGAGAAGGTCTTACCTTCCTTTAGCTTCTGCTTCAGTTCGTCGGGCGACTTGACTGGGATGTCATCGAAAGAGCCATCCCGCCTTGCTCTGATGTGGGCATCGGCAATGCTCTTTACTTGAGGGGTGATTCGTTTCATAATATTTAATGTTTGGTGAATACAAGGTCTATATCCCTGAGACTGGGATAGTCCGCTACTTTGTTATCAGTTCGTAGCATCAGTGCTCTAATACGCATCCCCATATCCAAGGGATGGCGGTCTTCTTACGAAGTCTCAGGTCTCGGGTTGTCACCTTGAAGACATTGCCCGAACTTTTGAACCGCCACTATCATCTCCCGACTGGCGACTAACCCAATCGGTTAAGCGTAAAGAACAATTAACTTTCATTTGATAAGCCACTGAACTTACCTCGGACGAAACCTGTTAAGACCGAAAAGCCCCCGATCCGAAGACCGAGGGCTATGAAAAAACCCCCAATTAGTCGCATTAAAAGGGGGAGCAGGTAAATAAAAGTAAGCATCCCCGACTTCGTATGCGACACGTCATCGGAAGGTGCAAAGATTAACACTCTAATTTAGATAGTGCTGAAAAAGAGGGGGTGAAAGTTCGGGGGATTAATACTCCCAAGCAGGTCTCAATATATACTCGTATTCGCCTTCAGAATCATTTAGATTTGCCATTGCTTTAATTGAATTAACCTCTCTAATATTGTCCCCTATCCCGCTAAAAGATATAGATGTTACTTCTGCGCCAGTTTCATCCTCTATGGCTCTTATTATTCTATCATCCCAATTTTCTTTTCTTATAACTGCGACTACGTTGTTGTCCTCGTTGAATAGCAAATAGTGTGTGTTGTTCATGGCTTCCCTTAGGTCGCCGATAGTCCAAATTTTCTGCATGGTATTAGGGTTTTGATGAGGAACTATTTGCCATCGAAGGCCACGGCTATACCGATAGTTCGGGGGATTAATGTTCGTATCTCCAAGACTCCTTAGATTCACTCCTTTCGGATGCAACGTCACTTGCGTAGTCATTCGCCAATATCTTTAACTCCTCCACCTCCTCGCCACCAGTAATACCCCAGTCCATTTTCGCCACTCTTTCGGATAAGGAAGGTAGCTTTAGGTCAGCCAAGAACTGGTTCAGTAGTTCAAATGATTCCTTAAAAGATTTGGTCGTAGACTTATTGCTCACATTGATATTTTCAATGAACTCAAGCAGTTCATCGTTGACAATAAAGTCACTGCCATCATAGGACTTCAGTGCCTCAAGCACTTGGGTGATAATAGTATCCATGATTCGGGGTTTTGATGAGGAACTGGTGACTGGAGCGACCAGTCTTCGGACATTCCTACCAGTTCGGGGGATTACTTTGTAACCAATCCATTCTCATAGGCGGTCTTAGCATCCTCTTCGTTAGCAAAGAGAATCTCAGCAGGATACTCACCTTCTGCGGATAGGATTTCAAAGTCAAGGTCTTCGCCTAGCATCTCTCGAATGTCAGACGGATTGTGTGCGTAGTATTTCATAGTTGTATCGTTTAAAGCCCGATTGCTTTGTGTCCTCCTCCACGAGTCGCTTGTAGCGATTCCGCAGTTCGGCTCTTAGCTTTCGGTCTTTGGTTTGGTGGTAGGCTTCCCACACCTTGTCAATCTCTGATGGGGTTGTTATTGCCTGATATACTATTGATTTCATCGGCTAATTTTAATAGTTCTTGAATTGCTTCTTCTATCTCTTTCATTACCACTGGTTTTCGGTGAAGAATTTGATTGCATTCTGAAGACTGCCAGTAGTGCCTTTCTTGACCTCATCACGACTGGGGATTCGGTTTCCGTAGTAGTCGCGGTGGGATTCTTTGGGGAGGAAGCACGCGCCAGTCTTCAGCATATCCATAGCTGATCGACCGATTGCACCTTCCATCTTCCAAGCAGTGCCTGATTCAATGAGTGACTGCATCTCGGCATAGCCTTGCTCCCGCTGATGCTTGCGGATGGTTTGGATGTTCATAAAATTGGAGTTTTAGTTAGCACCGCCTCCAGTCGCGAACTGGATGCCATCAGGATGGGGCGGTTCGGGGGATTATTGAGGGAGAATGGTGTAGTCCTCGCCATCGACATTCATCTGCTCCAATTCTTGCTCGTACGCGACTCCTTCATCGAGCAGTTCAAGGTACTTCTTCTCTGCTTCGGCTTCGTTATTGGCTTCAATTGTAAGGTACGTGGTGTAGGTGCGCTGTTGTTTGATTGTGTATTTCATGGGGTTTTGATTTGATGAGGAACTGCCGAAGGAGTCGAACCTTCGTAAGACCATCGCAGTTCGGGGGATTATTCAATCTCTACTAACTGACCATCCTTTACTACATACTGATGGTCATCATCCTCCTCCCATTCAGTCCAGTAGTATGCCTCATCTTCGTATGCCTCTTCCAAAGTATCGTACCCAAGGGACTGAGCGTACTTGAGGGCATCAGGTTCATACTTGGCATAGTAGCATCCATCACCGAAGCAGAATCCTTCGTTCATTCCTTCGTTGGTCGCATCGCATTTGCGAGCGTAGGTTTGATTTTCTTGCATAGGGTTAGTCGTTTAATGAATTAAGATGTTCAATCTCGGCATCATCGAGGTAGATACGGAGTCCATTGTCGATGGTGATGTAATTGTCCTTGACTTCGATTATCTTCTTACCTACGAGGTATTCAGATGATTCGGGGGTGAATACTTGTGTGTTCATATCAGGGGTTTTGTTGAGGAACTGAGGGCGGTATCGCTCCGCCTTAGCCACTTTCTCAGTTCGGGAGATTTAGAATTCCCAGTCATAGTGATACTCTGCTCTACCAAAGAGGATATTCACCTTCGGGTATCTCCTTTTCACCTTGGTGAATCCTTTAACGAATCTGAGGTCGTTATTGTCATCGTAGAGTCCCAGTTCACTACAACGAATCCATAGGTCGGTCATATGCTTGAACTGATTCGAGAATTCGGGCTCAAACACGATGTCCTCAATCACCTCTCTCCATGCGCCGTTGCGGTATAGGAGAGTGCGCTTGTATCCATCGGGATTCGGAGTCAGTTCCCAGTCTTGGTGGCCCATACCTTCTGCATTGGGCTTGGCCTTGTGGTTCATCTCACGAATAACACACTGCTTACCATCGGCGGATACCTCCAACACCTCAGCAGGGTGGCGGTCTGAATACGATAGGAGAGTAGCACCTTTGCCTACCTCTGGGGTAGACGAATTGTTGCCCATAAGGTAGTTGGTGAAGCTACCTTCGAGTCTTCTAGTTTGTCTCATGGTATAGGGGTTTGATTCGTAACTGGGAGGGGAGTCGAACCCCTCCTGAGACCATCCAGTTATCCGCAGACGAACTCTGCGACTGAGAACTTGGCATCACCCTCAACGATATCCTTCAGCCAGTTCTTCTCCTTGCCACTCATGAGGAGGGTAAACCCAAGCCGCTCCTCAGTTTCTACGTACCGCTTGTACAACTGGGGGTTGTGCTTTGCGGCCACCTTGATATCGCTCTTATTGCTCATGATGCAGAACACGCAAGAGAGGCGGCTCATGCCGAGGTCGTAGGCATAGTGCCTCTTCTGACCTACTGACTCAATCTCAGCCCACACCTCCTTTACACTCCAGTCGAAGATGGGTAGCCAGTCGTACCACTCCCGACCCGCCTTGCTATTGCGCTCGTTGATGCGGAAGGGGATTTGCTTGGCGCGAGCGGATGACTCTTCGGAGCGGATACCCATGCAGTTCACGATGAGGGTCTTGCCTCTCTCCTTGCACCAGTTGCGGATAAACTTCTCAATCGGTTGGCGCTTGAGGTCACTGGTGCACTGGCGGTAACTGGGGGAGGGGAACATGCCGCGGTGCTCCACCATCTCGAAGAAGGTCTTGCCCGCACGAACGAGGTGCGCCTCTATGCCCAGTGAATTCTCTTGTACGTGCTCCCAACATCCCTCCCAGTCAACTTCGGGGAGGTCTGCATGGACGATGACCAGTTGGTCGTGGGGTACTACTTTGCTGAGGAATATCTTCATGGCTTGGCTATCCTTTCCACCTGAGTCGTTGATAAAAAAGATTGCGCCTCTGTCGATTAGTTGCTGAATCATGGTATTGGGGTTTGGATGAGGAACTGGGTGTCATTCGATGACTTGCCTAAAGCGGCCCAGTTCGGGGGAAATTATCTACAAATTTGGTCTTGTATCTGACCCACCACATACCCTATCACCAATAGGGCAAGCAGTAACTGGATAACCTTTCTCATAGGGGTAGTAGGTTTGCTTGTTTACAAAGGCGCTCCCACTTAAGGTCACGCAAGATTTGCTTTGAATCTCCGCCCAGTTCCACGAGGATTTGCTTTACTCGGGTATGGGTAGAGATTGTTTTTTCGGTACGACGGATAACTTGTCCATCTGCCTTGGCAGTAAAGAGTGGGGATTTGATTCGCTTACGCATAAGAAGGATTTTGAAGGGTGATAGAAAGGGTGTCAAATGTCACGATTTCCCATCCCATGGATAGGAGGTCAGCGGCAATCTGCTGACCCTTTAGGGTGAGGAGGTTTACGTTTATCATGGTGTTTGGGTTTCGGAGGTTACTGCCCCCATCGTCAGTAGTGCGAATATTAGCACTAGACCCATTTACTTATCGGGTAGTCGGGGGTGATAAATCGACCCTTAACATCTGCCCATGCAAGTCAGTCCTTTCGGTTTGCTGACTCCAACACCCTGACTCGGAACTACCGAGGTTTGGCGCGACCTTGCGAGAACACTGGGAGCAGGTACGATACCGCCAGTGTGCCTGATGTTTATGTGCCGAGGAAGGCATCCTCGAGTCTCATCCCACTCTTCGTGGTGGCCACAACGTCTTACGACGGAAGGCTCATATCGAGACCATCGCTATGCATTAATCGTGGTTTGGTGTCCGTCCGTCCATCGTACTCACCTAGTCGGGTGGATGGGTGGGAGGTGCGTTGCCCTAACACGAAACCTGAAAAGAACTATAGTGCTTTGCGGAATCGCTTACTCTCTACACCTCTTCCGACATTACCTTTCGGGATTGTTTATCAGTTCCATTTAGCCTATTGCACTAGGGCAGGCGCACCATTACTTCAGAGCGGTAGTAAGCAAAACCTCAAAGAACTTCGTCCCGAAAGACAAGGCAAAACTAACGGATAGGGATAACCGAATCCAAATATTTTTGAAACTTTTTTTAAAAAATACGTATGTATACTTAGGCCGAGTGGCCAAAATCAATGAGTTATGAAAAATGTTAAATATTGTTAAGGGTTAACCATTAGTGGCCCAGTTCGGGGGCATCCTATAGCCGCTTATTGACATAGTAATTCCGTAAGTAAGAGAGATACTCCCTTCCTCTAGGAGATAGAGAGTAACGAATACCCTCTCGGACAAGCAATCCCAGTTGACAAAGATGCTTAAGGTTATTCCACGCATTGTTAGGCTTAACCCGACCAATAGAATACTTAGCCAAATACTCACACACCCCTGCACACGTACACACACCCAAGACACGAACACCAACGAGTAAGCGCAAATCCAAGGGAGCAAGACGAGGGATACCCATCCGCTTCGCGATGCGATACTCCGCACCATCAGACATCAAATAGAATTTCTCAAGTTTCATTGCTGGTCGACGGAGGGGAAAGGGGAGGGGGGATTATTTCGCTTTTCAGTACACACACCCACATTTTCCCACCTGACCTCCATCCGCTTTTTGTTTTATCGTTTATCGTTTCGCTTTTTCTCCCCACATCTGCACGATTTGCACACGTGTGCGTGTTGAGTGTCAGCATATTGCGTACTCCAGATGCTAATCGGTACTTAGCTACGAGGGGGCAAAATCGATTTCGGAAGGCCGAAAAACGCACCCACCCAGTCGCGGATTCGCGGTTCGCGCACGCATGCCCACCCACCCATTTATATATATAACCCCCACCCTTCACCCACATATTCCACCCAAATATTCCCACTGGTGATACTCACGGCTTTCTACAAATGTAAACTGAGCAACTATCTATTTTATTGTGTTACTCACAGATGTTGGTAACTGGCTCTTTGAATTAGGTTATGGGGTCTTTATTTTTGGCGCTATCCACCTTTCAGGAATCCGGCTCGGGTGGATCTAGAACGCGCAAGAGTGGGACAGCAGACGATGGCGCAGCCCCGATGCAAAGGGAGGAGGGGTATGTCTGCAGGCTGGCACTTCAGTCTTAAAGTAGCTCCCAGACCGATCGGCGGTGTGTCCAGATCGGGACGATAGATGCGGGCGTCCGAAGGGGCTCAGGCAAGTATCGGTTGCAGATCGGGGGACATAGTCATGCTCTCGATTCTGCAAGCATCCTCAAAGGCTAGGCAAGTATGTATACCTGTTTTTAGAGTATTAGTACAGGGTGGAGTCTAATTTGCAGATTATGGAAATGATAAAAAGAAAGGACGGGTCTTATTCTCGCAGGGGTCTGTGGGATAATATCCGGGCCAATGCCGGTTCGGGGAAGAAGCCCACGAAGGCTATGTTAAAGCAAGAAGCTAAAATCAAAAGGAATGCCACTAAAAAAAGCAAAGGGTAAGTCTGACTACAACAAGGTAGTCTCTGCCAACATCCGTGAACTCATGGCGGATAACAAGAAGAAGGGTAAGGAGAAGGGTGCTGGTGGTAAGGCTAGGTCTAGGAAGCAGATACTGGCAATTGCGATCAGCTCGGCAAAGGGCAAATGAGAAAGCACACCAAGGTATACGTAGATTATTTCGGTTGGGCGGACTTCTATCCCTGTGAGGTCTGTGGGGCTAAGGCGGTGGACATCCATCACATCGAAGCTCGGGGGATGGGTGGTAGTAAAAAGTCTGACCACATCGAGAACCTAATGGCTCTTTGCAGATCCTGCCATCTGGAGTACGGCGACAAGCGCCAGCACATAGAATTCCTTAAAACACGGCACCAGCATAATGTTGATAATCATGTTGGTAAAAACTATCTATAATAGATAGTTCTTATCTAAATTAGTAGTATGCAGCCGATCTATAAGATTTTCGTAAGCATAGAAAAGCGTTTCCAAGACGAGATCGTTACCGACGGTGGGTTGAAGTTGTACTATGATCACACTTACAAACCGGAGGATAACTCAACGATTGTCGGTGTGGTGGAGGCCATCCCAGCCAAGCATGACCTAGCCAACTTCCCTGATGATTTTATATTCAATGTTCAGGTAGGAGACAGGCTTTATTTCCATTTCAATATCGTCCATGACATGTCTAATATGATTGAGGTGGATGGGAAGCAGTATTGGATGGTGGATTATTTTGACGCGATCGCGCTGGTGCGCGATTCTCAGATACACCCTGTCGGATCATACGTGTTGATTGAGCCACTAGAAGAAAAGATTGAAAGCTCCCTAATTATTCCCGAGATCGTTGAGCGTGAGGGTTGTCGTGGTAGAGTGGTGGCCAGCAACGAGCTGCCAGTGGGGGCAGAGGTGGAGTATGAGGAGGTGGGTAAGTTCTGGAATGTGATCGAGGGGCGAAGGCTGTACTGTATGTTTAACAGTAACATATTGTTTACTTATGACCAAGAAAGAAATAAAGAGCATTAGAGAAATCGCGAACCGTTTGCCAGTCGTATATGAGCAGACGGTTTCTGGTTTTTATATGGAGGAAGGCAAGTACTTGCCCAACATCGTCAACCATCCTGTCAATCATGAGCGCCGTCTTAGGAAAGCTTACGAGAGACTGGGGATGGATGGAGTGAGGGGTTATCTAGACATGATCATTAAACTTCAAAAACAAAGACATGAGAATTTCGTCAACGACGGAAGTGGGAATAGTGGAGGGCAGACTAATGAAGCTGAAGCTGTGGATACTGCGGTTTCAGATCAAGAGGAAGATATACTCAGTATCGATAGCGTTCAGCCGGGAAAAGAAGATTCAGGAATTGGAGGGGGAGATAAATAAGAATTATGAAGAGTGCTAGACTGTGAAACACCACTAGGCCGCTTCTTTATCGAGGAGCAGTACCGAGTCCAGAATGTATTAACTGGGAGGGGTTACACCGTCATCAACACTAGTGGAGCTGATAATAACACAGACGTTATTCTAGCAAAGGAGATTGAAGGTAGGTTGACTATTACTGGGCTGGCGGAGATCAAGTGTAGGAAGAGTGCGGGTGGTGTTCCGCTGACAAGAGAGTATTTAAAAGAGAACGGTGGGTATTTGATCACCTACTCTAAGTTGAAGTTCGGCGCACACGCAAGTTCTTTATATAGTGTTCCATTCTTTGTGATTGTGTCTTTGATGGATGAGGGTGTGATACTGGTTTGGCAAATAACGGACACTAGAGGTAATTACGTGGAAAAGATTGACGTGAGGGAGACAGCGACCCGCAAGACAGTGAACGGTGGGGAGATAGTGAGAAAGAATGCTTTTCTGTCTATGGAGTCAAAATTCTTAACAGTCATTGAATAAAGGAGCAGCAGCTGAGGTTTTGTTTGACTACCACATCATCGAGCGTGGTATGATGACGGCCCGACCGATATACGATTCTGGGTACGATAGGATTGTGGATAGTAAGGGTAAGCTCACCCGGGTCCAGATCAAGATGACGACGTGTAAACAGTATGGGTCGTGGATAGTTTCGACTAGCGGTTCAGGGGGTAGGAGGTATAAAGATGAGTTCGATGTGTTGGCGGTGTATCTCAAACAGGCTTGCGTGTGGATGTTGATCCCATTTGAGAAGATCACCTCTTCTAGAATGAAGATTAGCTTAGAGGGTAAGGCAAAAAAGTATATAAACAACTGGAGCATATTTTATGAAAAAGAAGATCGATCTGAAACTATACCAGTGCCGAGTGCACCTGATTGCAACGGACGATCTAAGAAAAGAGTATGCTCGCCTGCACAAAAGGTACCGAGAGGAACCTGATGAGGATGGCGGAATAGCAGAGGCGTGGTGTGTGCACTTTGATATGATTGACTATTATGTGCTGGTTGACGTGAAGCACTTGACGGTAAACACGATCGCCCACGAGATCTATCACACGGTGTCTAGTTTACTAGGAAGTAGGGATATAAAGGACGAGGAATCCGGGGCTTGGCTCTGCGGAATGTTGATGGAGGAGGCCCTTAAGTTTTATAATAAATTCAAAGACAATGGCATTCACAGACCGGTTCGTAAAGTTAAAGGTAATGCTGGAGGGCCCGGAGCGGACAGCACTGATAACTCACGTTTACATCAACCCGATGACAATTGACGCCTTCACCGACGAGATGGTGACCTATGACCTTGACTATGAGAAAGGTGTGGAGCAGAGTGCCGTCAGGGTATGGACCAAGCATGATATCCATCTAGTGATGATGGGCATCGGGGACTTTATGGATCTTCTCAATTCCCACTACTAATTCACCCCCTAAAATTAAGACTCTCTATTTTAGAGAGTTATAGCTTTGCCACGGCATGAAAGTGTTATCCTACGTAAAGGGTATGGACGGATGTTCGTACCACCGGATATACCTGCCGAACCAGACAATCACCGAGAACAGGGTAGTATCACAGCTTTCCAAAGAGGATCTGCAGTGGTGCGATATCCTGCACTATTCTAGACATGTGTTCGAGGCGCCTGAGTTTTTGAGAGCTAAGGCTAAAGAGTACGGGTTTAAGATAGTGGTTGATACGGATGACTGGTGGGAGGTAGGAAAGGACCACCCGAAGTATCCAGTGTGGTCCAAGAGTGATGTGTCCCTACAGATCAGGAAGCACCTGATGGAGGCTGATGCGGTCACCACCACTCATGATAGGCTGGCGCAGATTGTGCCCAACGACAATGTATACGTCCTGCCCAACACCATTGCATATGGCGAAGGGCAGTTTAAGTATAAGGAGCAGAAGGACAGTGAGAGGGTTAGGCTTTTATATGCAAGCTCTTTGATGAACTACGCTAACACGGCGATCATCGCTGGGGCTATGAAAAAGCTAAAGCACCTACCCATCGAGGTTGTTCTGGTTGGCTACTCTGAGTCGACGCCGTTCTTTGACATTGTGGTTAAAAATCTTACAGCTAATGAGATCCCCTACCGTACTGTGCCATGGACCTCTGTTGAGGACTACATGTCAAACTACGAGGGGGATATCGGAATACTTCCGAATAAGCCCACCATGTTTAACAGCATGAAGAGCAACCTGAAGGTGTTGGAATACGCGGCTCTAAAGATCCCAGTAGTGGTGTCTATGAACGACCCGTATATGGGACTTCCTGTTGATTACTTCAATGGCGAAAACGAGTTCGTGTTTCAGATCAACAGACTAGTTGCAAGTAAGGAGCTTAGAAAAAGAAGAGGGCAGGAGTTGTATGACTTCTGCTTTGAGAATTACAACATGAATACTTGGGCAGATAAAAGGTTAAAGGTTTATGAAGAAATCATTTAATGTGGTAATCGCCACAGCGGGTAGAAATACCCTGCAAAGAATGGTGGACTCTATTGCGCCTCA